GAGCGTTTTTTGATCGCAAAGGAGCTGCCGGTAGTTGCGCAACCGGTTGCGCGGCCAGGGCTACCGTGGCCCAATCGGGGCCCTTCCCTGGCGAGACCCCAGACGCAGCATGACTTCTCCCACAATCCCGGCGATGGCCAAGCGGATCGAGCTCTGGCCTGTCGAGAAGCTGGTGCCGTACGAGCGCAACGCTCGCACCCACTCGACTGAGCAGATTGCGCAACTGGCCGCGAGCATCGTCGAGTTCGGCTTCCTCAATCCGATCCTGGTGGACACCTCGGCCGGGATCCTGGCGGGGCATGGGCGGCTGGCCGCGGCCCAGCACCTGGGGCTGAAGAAGGTCCCGGTGGTGGTGCTCGACCACCTGGATGAGCGGCAGCGCCGGGCGTACGTGCTGGCGGACAACAAGCTGGCTGAGAACGCGGGTTGGGATCTGGAGCTGCTGCGCCAGGAGATCAACGCGATGGAGATCGACCCAGCGGTGCTGGGCTTCGGCGAGGACGACCTGAAGCGACTGCACGACGGGCTGGAGCTGGAGGCGTTCGAGGGGATGGCGGAGGCCGGCACGGAGCGGGCGGAGCCTGAGCGCCAGGAGGGCCTGGGGCTGCCGGAGGGCGAGGACGAGGATGGAGCTGCGGACGCGACAGCGGAGAGCGGCGAGGTGGAGGAGCGGCACATCTTCAGCGTGAACCTGCTGTGGGATGACCGCGAGGTGGTGCTGGCTGCGGTGCGCGCGGCGAAGGATCGGCACGGGCTGGAGGGCACGCCCGAGGCGCTGGTGCAGATCTGCAGGGAGTGGCTGGATGAGCAAGACGTTGGAACTGATTGAGCTGGCGCATGGTCTGCTGCGCGACCTGCCGGACTGCCGGGTGTGGGGCGTGGATGACGGCGCGCTGGTGCTGGGTCCGGACGCGACGCAGTTCGTGTTCTGCTGGCAGGGCGCGCTGACGGTGCGGCAGCACGGTTGTTGGCCGCATGTGCTGACGGCAGGGATGTGGGCGGCGGCGCCGGGCAAGTGCGAGGTGCGGCCGGTGGGCACGGACCTGAGCCGGGGGATTGTGATCAGCCGCGCGGGGTGGCTGGGGATGATGCAGATCGGCGGCCCGCTCGAGGAGCGTGGGCGGCTGCGGTACATCGACGGCTGCACGGACAGCATGCTGGTGCCGCCAGTGCGGCTGGGGGATCCGTGCCTGAACGGGCTGTGGTTCCCGATGGGGACGGAGCAGACGATGCACACGCACCCGAGCGTGCGCGTGGGGATGGTGGTGCGCGGTCGTGGGTGGTGCGAGACGCCGGAGGGCGAGTTCGAGCTGCGGCCTGGGATGGTGTTTGTGATCCACCCGCACGGTGAGCACCGGTTCAGGACGGGCCGCGATGCGGGGCTGACGGTGGTGGCGTGGCACCCGGACAGCGACACGGGCCCGACGGATGTGGACCATCCGATGGTGCGGAAGACGATGGTCGATGGCGTGTCGGCGGCGGTGATCCCAGGGATCCAGACGCGATGACGCTGAAGCCGACGAGCACCGACCAGGACGTGATGAGCGCAGCGCTGGATCGGATCCGGCGGATCTACGACCTGTTCGATCGCGTGGTGGTGAGCTTCAGCGGCGGGAAGGACAGCACGACGGTGCTGAACCTGACGGCGATGGTGGCGCGTGAGCGGGGCCGGCTGCCGCTGGATGTCTACTTCGTGGACGAGGAGGCCTGCTACCCGGAGACGATCGAGTATGTGGAGCGGGTGCGGGCAAGGGATGATCTGCGGTTCCTGTGGTGCTGCCTGCCGATCAAGCATCGGAATGCGTGCGCGAGGACGCAGCCGTGGTGGAACTGCTGGGATCCGGCGGCGCGTGATCGGTGGATCAGGCCGCTGCCGGCTGGCGCGGTGACGGTGAAGGATGCGCCGCGGTTCCGGATGGGGATGCAGCTGGATGACGTGGGCCCGGTGCTGTTCGGGCCGGAGTGCGGAACGGTGGCGGACCTGACGGGGATCCGTGCGCAGGAGTCGGTGCGGCGGCTGCAGACGGTGACCAAGAAGGTGCGGGACAACTACATCGCGGGTGCGCGTGAGGGGTACTACTTCAACTGCAAGCCGATCTACGACTGGAAGGCCGAGGACGTGTGGGTGGCGGCCGCGCGTGAGGGTTGGGACTACAACCGGGCGTACGACGTGCAGGCGATGATGGGCACGAGCGTGAGCCTGCAGCGGGTGACGCCACCGTTCGGCGAGGAGCCGCTGGGCGGACTGTGGAAGTATCCGCAGGGATGGCCGGAGCTGTGGGAGCGGATGCTGCGGCGTGTCGAGGGCGTGGGCACGGCGGGCCGGTACGCCAGGACGGATCTGTATGGGGCGGGCCTGACGGAGCCGCCGCCGGGGATGACGTGGCAGCAGTGGTCGCGGAGCCTGCTGGATCTGTACCCGGCGAAGGAGCGAGCGGAGATCGCGCGGAGCATGGCGGGCGTGATCCGGATGCACCAGAAGAAAACGCGGCGGCCGATCCACGAGACGAAGGACGACGTGATGAGCGGCCTGAGCTGGAAGTACATCTGCCAGATGGTGAGCCGCGGGGATCTGAAGGGCCGGAAGAAGGGGCAGCTGACGCAGCGGGCGATCACGGCAGCGAAGAAGGCGGGGCTGACGTTCGACGAAGTGAAGGCGCTGGAGGCTGTCGGCGGGAAACCGCGCCAATGAGAAAGGGGCCCCGAAGGACCCCTTTCTGCAAAGCGCTAGGTCTCAACTGGGACCGCGCGGCGGTTCCCTCCGCTGGACTCCAAACCAGTTGACGAGCATCGCACTGAGCAAAGGGTAGCAGATGAAGGCGATGACGAAGGACCAGCCGGTAAGCCAGGTGCGATGGCTGCCGCGCGAGCGGCTGCGGGCGAACAGCTACAACCCCAACCACGTGGCGGCGCCGGAGCTGGAGCTGCTGGTGGTGAGCATCCTGGAGGATGGGTGGACGCAACCGATCGTGACGTTGCCCGAGGACCAGGGGGGCAGCTTCCAGATCGTCGATGGGTTCCACCGGTGGACGGTGAGCGCGGATCCGCGACTGCTGGCGCTGACCGGCGGCCAGGTGCCGACCGTGCAAGTGCGGCTCGATCCGGTGCACCGGATGATGAGCACGATCCGCCACAACCGTGCGCGGGGCACTCATGCGGTGCTGAAGATGGCGGACATCGTGCGGAGCATCGCTGATGATGGCGTGCCGCAGAAGCAGATCCAGAAGCGACTGGGGATGGAGTCGGAAGAGGTGGTGCGGCTGGTGAATCGCGCTGGGATGCCTACCCAAGTGCGGAAGGTGGCGGCAGGATTGAACAAAGCCTGGGTGCCTGGAAAAGGATGATCCTTCAACTGACCTGGGCCGGCTTCGATGCAGCGGTCGATCTGCTGGCGGCGCAATGCCCACGGGATCGGGTGGGTGTGCATGGCGTGGATCACGGCGGGCAGTTGCTGGCGTGGGCGCTGAGCGAACGGCTGGGTGTGGAGCTGATGCGCCGGCCTGGGGCCGGGATGCTGCAGCTCCATGGCGTGGTGGTGTCGCAGCCGCGGTTGCTGTGGGGCGACGCGATGGTGCTGGCGTGGATTGATGCGACGCCAGGGCAGAACCTGATGGCAGTGTGCAAGGCGACGCCGGGCACGACGGTGCTGATGCCCTGGCAGGATGCGAGGGCGTGCCGTCGGGCGTTTCTGCCTGGGTTCGATGATTGAGGTTGCGAGCATCCGCTACGGCTGCGAGTGGGACGGCAAGGGGCATGTGAGGGCCTGGCCGATGCGGATCGAGTTCGGCGCGAAGGGTCCGGAGGTGACGGTTGAGGAAATGCTGGAGGGCCGCGGCCACACGGTGATGCTTACCGATCAACTGGCGGCGCTGGTGCGTGGGCTGACGGGGACTGACACGCCGATCCAGCTGGTGCGGCCGATCCCGCCGGGGCTGGCGGTGAAGCTGGTCGAGCACGGGTTCTATGTCGAGCTGCTCTGCGACTGATGCTCATCAAGCTGGCCGAGTATGCGGAGCGCCATGGGGTGAGTCCCCAGGCGGTGCGAAAGGCCATCAACACGGGCCGGCTGCAGCGGAGTGTGCAGCGCGACGGGAAGCTCTACTGGATCGACCCGGAGGTGGCGGACATCGAGTGGGGGCGCAACACGGCGCCGGAGTTCCAGCGGAAGAAGGAGGCGATCAACGCGGGGAAGAGAGCAGCGAGCGGCGATGGCGAGCCGCTGCCGCCGGCGGGCCCCCCAGTGGGCAAGGGTGGCGCGACCTATGCGAGCGCGAAGGCGGCGGCCGAGGGCTACAAGGCGATGCTGCTCAAGCTCGATTACGAGGAGCGAGCGGGCAAGCTGCTGGACAAGTCGACGGCGGAGCGAAGTTTCGCAGCCGCTGGGATGCAGGTGCGTGATGCGGTGATGCGCACGAGCCAGCAGATGGTGGGCGAGATCGCCACAGCTGTTGGCGGGCTGACGCAGGAGCAGCGCGCAGCGGTGATGCAGGTGATCGACCGGCATCATGTGAGAGCCCTGGAGGAGTTGGTGCGTGCAGCTGGCGTCAGCTGAGGAAACGCTGAAGGCGTTCTGGCGGGCGCTGCAGCCCGACCCGCTGTTGACGGTGAGCGAGTGGGCCGATGCGCGGCGGGTGTTGAGCAGCAAGGCGAGCAGCGAGCACGGGCCCTGGCGGACGGCGCGGACGCCGTACCTGCGCAAGCCGATGGATGACCTGAGCGCGACGAGCACGGTGCAGGAGGTGGTGCTGGTGTTCGGGGCGCAGATGGGGAAGAGCGAGATGCTGAACAACTGGATGGGCTACGTGATGGACATCCAGCCGGGCCCGGCGCTGTTCGTGCAGCCGACGATCGACATGGCGAAGCGCTACTCGAAGATGAGGATCGCGCCGATGATCGAGGCGACGCCGAGCCTGCAGGAAAAGGTGAAGGCGCCGCGCGAGCGCGACTCGGGCAACACGCAGCTGATGAAGGAGTTCACCGGCGGCTTCCTGATCCTGGGCGGTGCGAACGCTGCCAGTGGTTTGGCATCGATGCCGATCCGGTTCCTGGGCGGGGACGAGATCGACCGCTGGCCAGCGGACGTGGACGAGGAGGGCAGCCCGCTGGCGATCGTGAGCGCGCGGACGCGGACGTTCGGCGTGCGGAAGAAGCAGGCCTGGACGAGCACGCCGACGCTGGCGGGGCGGAGCGCGATCGACGGGAAGTGGCAGCAGAGCAACCAGCAGCGGCTGAAACTGCCTTGTCCCCACTGCGGGCACCGGCAGATGATCGAGTGGGACCGGATCCGCTACGACCCGAAGGATCCAGGGCTGCCGAACACGCTGCGGACGCCGCCGGTGCTGATCTGCGAGGAGTGTGGCGTCGGGATCGAGGAAGACGCCAAGGCCTGGTGGTACGACCCGGACGTGTTCGACGACGACTGGTGGGAGCCGTTGTTCCCGGAGCGGCAGGCGCAGGGGTACCACTGCTCGGCGCTCTACAGCCCGCTGGGGTGGTTCAGCTGGACTGATGCAGCGGTGGGCTATGAGCAGGCGAAGGACAACCCGGCTGCACTGAAGCCCTGGACCAACACGGTGCTGGCGGAGTGCTGGAACGACGACGGCGAGGCGCCGGACTGGGAGGCGCTCTACAACCGGCGGGAGCTCTACGAGCTGGGCACGGTGCCGGAGGAGGTGGCGTTCATCACGTGCGGGGTGGACGTGCAGATGGACCGCCTCGAACTGGAGGTGGTGGGCTGGGGCCCTGGGATGGAGAGCTGGAGCCTGGATTATCAGGTGCTGGCGGGCGACACGGCGCAGCCGGCAGTGTGGCGCGAGCTGACGAAGTTCATCAGGAGCGAGTTCGGCCGCGGCGATGGGCAGCGGCTGCCGATCCGGATGACTGCGATCGACTCAGGCTTCAGGAGCCAGGAGGTCTACCGGTGGGTGCGCGGCCAGGCCGGCAACCGTGTGATCGCGGTGAAGGGCCAGGAGACGCAGACGGCGATCATCGGCACGCCGGGTCGCGTGGAGGTGCTGCGCAATGGCAAGGCCTTGAGGGGCGGCGTGAAGGTGTGGCCGGTGGGCACGAGCACGGCGAAGAGCGAGCTCTACGGATGGCTGCGGCGGCCGATGCCCGACGACGGCGAGCCGCTGCCGCATGGCTGGTGTCACTTCCCGATGCACGGTGAGGAGTGGTTCCGGCAGCTGTGCGCCGAGCGGCTGACGAACACGATCGACCGGCGGGGCTACAACCGGTTCGAGTGGATCAAGACCCGGCCGCGCAACGAGGCGCTGGACTGCAGGGTGTATGCGCGGGCCGCGGCGGCGCTTGTTGGCGCGGATCGGTGGAGCGACGACCGGTGGGATGAGGAGCGCAACGGCAGCCTGGGACGTGAGGAGCGCCGCCTGGCGCCGGTGCAGGAGGATGATGCGCCGGTGCAATCGGGGAGCAGCTTCTGGGACTGAGTAGCATGACCACGAGGAGGTGGCCCGGATGAGCACATTCACGCAGGCGCATCTTGCGGCCATCGAGGAAGCGATCGCCGGCGGATACCTGGAGGTGCGCTACGACGACAAGGTGGTGAAGTATCAGTCGATGAGCGACCTGATGCGTGCCCGCAACCTGATCGCCAGCAGCCTGGCGGCCGCCACCGCGCCGGTTGTGCGGATCGACTACCCGGCCGTGGTGCGGGATTACGAATGAACCCATTTGAGCAGCTGCTGGCCGTCATCTCGCCGCGTGCGGCGCTGAAGCGTCACGCAGCGCGACTACAGCTGGATCAGATGCGCCGCTACGACGCGGCGGCGCGTGGCCGGCGGACGGACAACTGGGTGACGCAGGGCAGCTCGGCTGATGCAGCGAGCGCGCGCGGGTTCGGGATCCAGCGCGACCGGGCCCGCGACCTGGTGCGCAACAACCCTTATGCGAAGAAGGCGATCGAGTCGTGGGTGACGAACCTGATCGGCGCGGGGTGGAGCTTCAAGGCTAAGCAGTCGCGGCGCAACGGCCGCCAGGGCGAGCGCGTGACTGAGGTGATGCGCGCATGGATGGCTGACCCGCAGCAGTGCGACTACCACGGGCTGCTGAACTTCGACGGCTTGATGGCGCAAGCGGTGCGCTGCTGGAAGGAGTCGGGCGAGGTGCTGATCAGGATGCGGACGCCGAGCGAGGCGACGATGCGCGGCCTGGGCCTCGTGGTGCCGATGCAGCTCCAGGTGATGGAGGGCGACTGGATTGACGAGACGCACGACACGCCGGGCGTGACGGGCCAGGGCTGGACGAAGCGCGGGATCGTCTACGACGACGAGGGGCGGCGCGAGAGCTTCTGGATCTACAACTACCACCCGGGCGAGTCTGCGGTGCAGGCGACGAGCATCGTGAGCAACACGGTGCCGGCGGATCAGATCATCCACCTGTTCACGCCAGAGCGGCCTGGGATGACGCGGGGCGTGAGCTGCCTGGCGCCGGTGATGGTGCGGCTGAAGGATCTGGGAGATCTCCTGGATGCGCGGCTGATGAAGGAGAAGGTGGCCGCGTGCCTGGCCGCTGCAGTGGTGGACCTTGATGGCACGAGCGACCAGAAGAGCACGATCGGCGATCGGATCGAGCCGGGCGGGATTGTGCGGCTGGGCCCCGGCCAGGACATCAGGACGATCAACCCGCCGGCGGCGGGCGAGATCGACCGGGTGATCAAGACCTACCTGCTGGAGATCGCGGCAGGGATCGGCATCACCTACGAGGAGCTGACGGGCGACTATTCGGGCGGCAGCTTCACCCAGGGCCGGATGGGATGGATCGGCTTCCAGCGTCGACTGCAGAGCGACACCTGGCAGATCCTGGCGCCGATGGTGTTCGATCGGATCTGGGAGTGGTGGTCGACGCAGGCCTCGGCGGTGGGCATCGCCACCGATGGGCTGATGTCGGATTGGACGCCGCCGCGCCGCGAGCTCTACGACCCGCAGAGCGAGACGAACAGCACGGTGTCGCGCGTGCGCGGGGGCCTGCTGCCGCCGCAGGAAGCGATCCGCGAGGCTGGGTATGAGCCGGACGAGCTGATCCGCCTGTGGCAGGAGTGGATGGCGATGCTCGATGCTGCCGGCATCGTGCTCGACACCGACCCGCGGAAGGTGAGCGCTGCAGGCCTGACGCAGGTGCGGCCGCTTGGATCAATGATGCCGCCGACAGGTGAGCCGCCGGAGGTGGCGGAGAAGCCGCCAGCGCCAGCAGCGCCGAGAACTCCTGCTGCAGGCTGACCCTAGAATCGAGACGATGAAGGAGTGCACATGAGCGACGGTCTCCTACAGACCCGGGCAATGTTCGCCCCAGAGACGATCAACGTCGAGGAGCGAACTGTTGAGCTGGTCTGGTCGACCGGCGCCCAGGTGCGGCGCGCCAGCTGGTCGCGCGGCGACTACATCGAGGAGCTGAGCATGGCCCCTGGGGCTGTGCGACTGGAGCGCCTGAATGCTGGTGCACCGCTGCTTGATGCGCACGACTCCTTCTCACTGCGCAGCCAGATTGGCGTGGTGCAGCGAGCATGGCTGGACGGAAACAAGGGCCGCGCCCTGGTGAAGTTCAGCCGGCGGGATGACGTTGAGAGCATCTTCCAGGATGTGATCGACGGCATCTACCGCAACGTCTCCGTGGGCTACAAGGTCCACAAGACGGAGCGCGACGAGACCGGCGCAGTGCCGGTTGAGCGTGCAGTGGACTGGGAGCCCTATGAGCTCTCGCTGGTCCCGATCCCGGCTGATGCTGGGGCCCAGGTGCGCTCAGACGAGCCCACCCCCAACCAACTCCAACAGGAGCGATCCATGGACGAACTGAACCAGGGGGCGCCGGCCGCTGAGGCTGCGCCCGAGCAGAAGACTGAAACCCGAGCCGCTGCGCCTGCCGCGCCTGCTGCGCCGGTGGTGGATCTGGAGGCCGTGCGCGCTGAAGAGCGCCGCCGCGCCGCCGGCATCCTCGACGCCGCCCGCAAGCTGCAGGTTGGCGAAGAGCTGGCCCACAAGCTGATCGCCGATGGCGTGGCGCTTGATGACGCCCGGATGCAGCTGATCGACGCGCAGGCCGCCGAGCAGCGCAAGACCCCGGCTCAGAGCCGCGTCGAGGTGACCCAGGACCACGGCGAGAAGCGGGCCGCCGCCAAGCTCGACTACCTGAAGGTGCGCTCCGGCCTCACTACCCTGGACGATGCCCCGGCTGCCCGTGAGTATCGCGGCACCACCCTGCTGGACATGGCCCGCGAGTCGCTCGAACTCGCCGGCATCAACGCCCGCGGGATGGACAAGTCGGAGATCGCCGTTCGTGCTCTGCACAGCACCAGCGACTTCCCCCTGCTGATGGCCAGCATCCAGCGCGTGACGCTGAAGGCTGCCTATGGCGAGGAGGTGCAGACCTGGCGCCCGATGGCGGAGCAGCGCAACCTGCCTGATTTCCGCGAGATGAAGGAGATCGAGGTGGGCGGCCAGATGCTGCCTGAGGAGATCAAGGAAGGTGGCGAGTACAAGACCGGCACCATCCAAGAGCAACAAGGCTCCTGGTTCCTGAGCGAGTACGGCAAGAAGGTTGTGATCGGCCGCCGGCTGATCATCAACGACAACCTGGGTTACATCACCCGTGCCGTGCAAATCCTGGCGCGTGGCGTTGCGATCTTCGAGGCCAACCAGATGTGGGGCCTGATCACCGGGAACGCCAAGTGCATGAGCGACGGTCAGGTGCTGTTCAGCTCTGGCCACAAGAACATCGGCACCGGTGCGATCGGCGAGACCTCGATCTCGGAAGCGCGTCAGAAGATGCGCAACCAGACCGACTTCACCGGCAAGAACCCGCTCTACGTGGTGCCTCAGTACATCCTGCTGCCCACCACCCTGGAGACTGCGTTCGACAAGTTCAACAGCACGATCGTTCCGAACCAGACCAGCTCGGTGAACATCTTCTCGGGCTACCTGCAGAAGATCGTGGAGCCCCGCCTGGATGCCAGCAGCACCACCCAGTGGTACATCGTGGGCAACTACCCCGGCGTGGACAAGCTGGTGTACGGCTACCTGGAAGGCGAGGCGGGCCCGACTATCGAGAGCGAGATCAAGCGCGATCCCGACGGCATCACCACCTACCTGCGGCATGACTTCGGCTGCATGGTGAGCCAGCACCAGGGCTTCTACCGCTCCAGCGGTCAGTGATCCTGAGCCACCCAATCCATTGAGGAATGATCCATGAAGAACTTCGTGCAGAACGGCCACTATGTGGAGGTGGCGCTGCCCTACGCCCGCAAGTCGGGCGAGGGCGTGCTGGTCGGCTCGCTGTTCGGCGTGTGTGTTGTTGATGGCGCCCAGGGCGACAGCATCAACATCCACACCGACGGTGTGTACGACCTGACCGCCGCCACCGGCGCTGGCACTGATGCGACCGTGGGCGCCATCGCCTACTGGGACAACGCCAGCGGTGCGCGTCGCGTGACTTCGGTAGCAACCAGCAACACCCGGATCGGAGTGTTCCTGGCGGCCAAGGCCACTGCTGATGCAGTGGCTCGCGTGCGGCTCGACTGATGCTGCCAGACATCGCCAGTCTGGCTCTGAAGGCCGTGGTCAAGGTGATGGGGGAGCGATCCCCTATCACCTATCGCCGGGGCTCGGAGCTGTATCAGATCGGCGGTGTCTACCAGGCCAGCCATGTTGGGTTGGATCCTGAGACCGGAGTGCAGGTGCGCTCAACGCAGCCGGTGCTGTTGATCAATGGCGCTGATCTGAACGTCGAGCCAAAGCAGGGCGATGAGGTTGAGGTGCGAGGCGGCCTGTTCAGGGTGCGTGATCCGCAGCCTGATGGACATGGCGGCTGGCTGCTGATGCTGCATCGGCTGCCTGCGGCGGCAGAGACGATTGGGATGATCTACGCGAACACGATCATCAGAGCGAACACGATCATCACGGCGGGAACATGACGACGATTCCATCGCTGCCGTTCAACGGGCAACAGCTGCGGGACACGCTGAACGCACTGGATCAAGCGATCGATCAGATCCAGCTGACGCCCGGCCCAGCCGGCCCAGTAGGACCAGTTGGACCGGCTGGACCGCAAGGTCCCCAAGGACTCCCGGGAGCTACCGGCCCTGCTGGTGCTCAAGGCCCTGCTGGTGCTCCTGGTGTGGCGGGCCCAAAAGGAGACCAAGGGGATCCCGGCCCCGCAGGCGCGACTGGACCTCAAGGTCCTGCCGGTCCTGCCGGCCCTGCTGGTGCTCAAGGCCCTGCTGGTCCCGCTGGTCCACAAGGTCCAGCAGGGGCTGACGGGCAGAACGGGACTGGCTTCGTAGTCAAGGGAACCGTCGCTACGATCGGAGACCTGAGCTTGATACCAAGCCCGGCCGTAGGCGACGCCTACAAGGTGAACGCCACTGGTGACGTGCATGTGTGGAGCGGCACGGCATGGGTGAATCTTGGCCCGATCCAAGGCCCTGCTGGTCCACAAGGTCCTGCCGGTCCTGCTGGTGCGACCGGTCCTACCGGTCCTGCAGGAGCAGTCGGACCTCAGGGACCTGCAGGGCCGAAGGGCGACACTGGCAACACCGGCCCAGCTGGTGCGACTGGTCCGCAAGGCCCGCAAGGCGCCACGGGGCTTCAAGGCCCTGCTGGCCCAGCTGGCCCTGCTGGTGCAAAGGGCGACACAGGCGACCCAGGGCCCGCAGGCCCCCAAGGACCACAAGGCCCTGCTGGACCTGGCACTGATCTGAGCTACAACCCGGCGACTCGCCTTTTGGAGTCCAGCTCCGGCAATGATGTCAATTTGCCTCTTTTTAGCTCTACAGCTGCTGGCCTGACGCCCGCATCCGGGGGTGGCACCAGCAACTTTCTGCGGGCTGACGGCACCTGGGTTACGCCACCCGGCGGCGGCGGCAGCGGCAACCAGCAGTATGCCATCGGCTACTGGACTACCCCTGTTGTGGGCACGGTGGTAGCTGGTACGGCGATGGTCGCCAATACTATTTATCTCCACCCATTCAAGCTAGATCGTTCAGTGACTGTTGGCGAAATTGGTGCTCGCGTTACAGGTGCAGCCGCAGGCAGTTCGGTTCAATTTGCAATTTACGGGACAACCAATGGCGAACCAGTTGGAGCCCCTTTGGCGACCACGGTCAGTCTTAGCGGTGCCACAGCGCAGCCAATCTCTGACGATGTTGCCGATGTTGATGTAACCGGCGGCGCAGTTTACTGGTTCGGCTCAAATTCTGACTCTGCTATCACACTGCAAAACATCAATACTGCCAGCACCTATTACGTTTCGATTGTTGGCGCGCCAACGTTAGCACAAGCTACTTCCTCTGGAACAGCATCGTTTTATCAAAGACAACTAGCCCAAACATTCGGCACTTGGCCGACACTTGAAGCTGGAGCCACCTCGGTCATCACCGGCAGCAATCGTGGCGGCATGCCGTTCCTAAGAATTGCCGCGCTACTCTAATGGCCATTTCTTACTCTCGGTTCGGCATCACAATTACTGACGATCGCAACCCATCGCGCCCGCCGCTGGTGTTGCCGGCCACTGCAACATCGTCAGAGGTGGCGGCCGCTGCAGCGGAGTATCTGCAGCCGGCCCCGGCGCCTGACTACGACAGGTTCGGCCTGTGGCTGCTCACCACGCCTGCAATTCAACAGGCCTACGACATTGCCTTTGCGGGGAACAAGCTCACCGCTGGATCGCTCCCTTCTGCTGTGCTGGTTGCAGCAGATGGCGAGCCCAAGCACCTCAAGACTGCGTTGTTGCTGCTGCGCAGCCAGGGGCTCCTGAGCGATGAAACGATGGCGGCAATGATCGCCAGCGCGCAGCAATGCCATTTGCCGGCTGAGTTCCTGCAAGCGCTCGGGGGGCATGTATGAGCCACCGCCGCACTGAGCTTCGCGGGGCATACGTCAACCGGCTGCTCAACGTCACGACGGCAGAGGAGCGGGTCTACAAGGGCCGGCTGATGCCGATCGAAGAGCCGCAGCTCCCGGCCATCGTCATCCACACCCGCGACGCCGAAGAGATCCTCAGTCGCAGCCGCGCCGGCTGGAACGGCTACGAGCGCCGCCGCTGCATCGTCTCTGTGGTCTGCATCGCGCAGAGCTTCGATGACATCGACGAGGAGCTCGACATCATGGCCGGCCAGGTGGAGGCTGCACTGCAGAGCTGGGTGATCCCCGGCTTCGAGTCAGCCGACGCCCTGTTGCTCGACACCCGCAGCGACGATCCAGAGTTCGATGGCGGGCTCACGACCGGCGCCATCACCCTGCGCTATGCCGTGACCTACAACACCGCCTACCGGGTCTGCAGCGATCCCTACGTCGACCCCGACGCCGCGGCCGGCAACGGTCCCCTGGAGCGCAGCGGCGCCTACCCTGGCGGCCAGATCACCCCGGGCTGCCCGGCGAGCAACACCGGCGAGCCCTGTCCCATCGGCGAGGCCGAGCTGTTCTCTGACCAAGAGCCGATCAACTAAAGTGCTGATGAAGGTGGTCGCTACCTGATGTCTCTGAACCTGATCCGGCGACTCATCAAAGGCGCCCGCCTCACTGGCGCCGAGTACGACCACAACCTTGATGTCCTCGAAGAAGCGATCGAGAGCATCGAGCAAACGCCAGGCAACGACGGCCGCGAGCTGGAGTTGCGCGCCACCGAGACGCACATCCAGTGGCGGTACGTGGGCGACACGGCGTGGACCGATCTGGTGCCGATTGATGCGCTCGCGTCCTCGTCCTACGAAGCCCAGCTGGGCCTGCATCAAGCAGGGATCTCGAACTATATCGGGCAAGGTCCAATTAGGCCGATCGTTACTGACGAATACGGCAACATCATCCTGAGCTTCAATGGGCAGGAAGTGCAAGGCCTCGGCCTTCTAAACGACAGCTCAATCAACGAAAGCATCAAGACTAAACTCTTCGGCGGATCGCTGCTCGCTGAATACACCGGCAACGGCCCTGTGCATCCGATCGTCACCGATCGAGATGGCAACATCGTCATCGGGTTTGACTCGGAGAAGCAGCAAGTCTTGCTCGCGGGCGCGGGCGCGGCGGCCACCCAGCTCTCAGCTTCGCAACCGCTGGTCGACCCGCCAATCGTTAAGGGCATCAACCACGTCATCTCTTACGGGCAATCACTGTCGGTTGGCTCAACAGCTACCCCGGCGATCTCGACCACGCAGCCCTACAGCAACATCACCTTCGACGCTGGCCCGCGTGCGAACAACAACGGCGCTTACGACTACGCGCCATTCAGGCCGCTCACGGAGTTCAACGACAGCGTTGAACCGCTGGGCGAGACGATCTGCTCAGGCGCTGCGAACTTCGCGCTCACTCTCGCCGCGATCCAGAACGGCGTGACACCCTCCAGTCACGTCATCCTGGCGTCGTCAGCTGGCCAGGGTGGCGCCGGCATCAACGGCCTCAAGAAAGGATCGGCGCAATACAACAACGTCTTCCTCGATCACATCACCGAAGCGTATGCGCTGAACAGCAACCACGCTGTCCATGCGGTGTTCTGGCTGCAGGGTGAAACCGATCAGCAAGGATCTGGCGGCAATCCGCCAACGACCTATGCCGACTACCGCCAGCTGCTGCAGCAGTTGCAGGTCGACATCGAGAACGATGTCCAGGGCGTCAACAACCAGACCTCTCCGGTCTACGTGATCACCTACCAGACGCCATCGCGGGTGAAGATGAACGCTGCCGCCATCCAGCGCGCCCAGCTGGATCTGGCGCAGAAGAGCGCGCTGTTCAGTCTCGCCGCGCCCTGCTATCACATGCCCTTCTCTGACGGCACGCACCTCACGGCGGCCGGCTACAAGTGGCTGGGCGCCTACTTCGGCCGGGCCTACAAGGAGCTGGTGTTCGATCGGATCCAGCCGCGGTTCCTCAACCCTCTCTGGGCAACGGTGCAGGGGCGTGTGGTGCGGGTCCGCTTTGACGTGCCCACCGCGCCGCTGCTGTTCGACACCTCGACGCTCGCGCCAACGACCGACCTGGGGTTCGTGGTGGCGAGCGGCGATGCGCTGACCACGGCGATCGTCAGGTCTGGCGCCACCGCGACTGCCACCACCTCGACGGCGCATGGCCTGACGACCGGCCAGCGGGTGGTGATCAGCGGCGCTCGGCAGCCGGAGTACAGCGGGGTGTTCACGGTCGCGGTGGTGAACTCCACGACCTTCTCGTTCCAGGTGGAGGGCACCCCGGAATCGCCTGCCACTGGCACGATCGTGACCCGTGCAGCGCAGACGATCGAGCAGATCGGGATCGACGGCAGCGACGTGATCCTCACGCTGACCGCCGCGCCATCCGGTGCGGTCGCGGTGCGCTATGCCCTGGACTACCTGGGCGTGGGGCTCAGCATCACCTCAGGCGCATCTGGCAACCTGAGAGACAGCACACCTGAGACAGTCACAGTGTCGGGTGTTGCGCGCCCTCTCTACCACCTGTGCCCACACTTCGAGCTACCCGCCACATCACTTGAGGCCTAAGCCATGAGCGCGTTCATCCGCCTGGACACCTTCTTCCCGTCACCGCTGGGCGCGATCCCGGTCCAGGACATCAAGTTCTACGACATCTTCGAGACCTCTGCCTACGAGCACTGGATCTTCAACCAGGGCGACAGCGTTGGTCTGACCGGTCGCGTGGGCGGGCGGGTGCTCGGGCTGCAGTCTTCCGCTCCGGCGTACAACAGCGAGGGCCAGGCGCAGTTCATCACGCTGCCGATCGCCAGCGGCTCGGCGCTGCTGACGGATCGGGTTGAGACCGCGACTGCAGTCGACACCCTCTGCTGCGTAGTGCGGCCGAAGGCGAACATCGCCAACTTCAAGGCGGTGCTGATGGGCAGCCACCAGAACAACGCCCCGGGCGGCGGCCCGTTCTTCCACTCCGTCAACTACCCCAAGGAGGTGCGCGTCACCTACCAGGGGCTGTTCCAGAACTCGGTGGGCAGCGGCAGTGCAGCCGACGCCTACAAGGTGCCGGCCGACGCCTGGTATTTCGTGGCGGTCACGAGAGACTTCTCCGGCACGACCAAGACGCTGCGCAGCATGATCGGCGGCGGCCCGATCGTGACGCTGACCAGCACCAACAGCTACAGCCCATCGCCCAGCCCCATCGCCCTGGGCAACGCCTACGACAACCGCACGTCGGCCGGCCAGATGGACTTCGCCGAGTTCATCATCTTCGATCGGGCGATGTCCTCGGCTGAGCTCACGTCGCTCTACACCAGGCGGAAGCGCGAGCTCGCCGCGTTGTCCATCCCCGTTGCGTAGGAGCATCTGAACCATGGCCACCACCCGCCGCAAGCGTGCGCACACCCAGGAGGGTCACTTCCAGTCCGACGATCCGTCGACGCCGGAGCGCAACGAGGCCTATGCGCAAGACCTGCCGCTGAACGTCGCCAGCCTGGCGGCCTTCATGGAGATCGAGCAGCCAGACGACGAACGGCTGGGCCGGGCCCTCGACCTGGCGAAGGAAGCAGCGCTGGCGGTCACCGGCCAGCCGGTGGGCGACTTCGCCTGCCACGGCATCCGCCACGGCGTGCACATGCTCGCCTCCCAGCTGCTGATCAAGGACGCGCTCGACGATGCCCCGGCCGCGGCCGACATCCCGGGCGTCGTGCGCTACCTCTGGAAGACCGCCAATGCTGGGCGTTAATCGCAACGACCAGACCACCAGCGGCGTCGGGTCGCTGGAGAACACCGAGGCCGGGCGGCGGATCAGCAACATCCTCCGCTACGGGGTGGTGAAGGAGGCCGACTACGAGCAGGCGCTGATCCGCGTCGAGATGCAGGACGGCGAGCTGCTCAGCGACTGGATTCCCTGGGTCACACTCCGCGCTGGCAACGACAAGTTCTGGTGGGCCCCGGAAGTAGGCGAGGTGATGCTGGTGATGGCGCCGAGCGGCGAGCTGGCCAATGCCGTGGCGCTGCCGGCCGCCTTCAGCAACCAGAACCAGAACGCCTCGCAGCCGACGATCCAGCGGCAGACCTTCGAGGATGGCACCGTGATCGAGTACGACCGGGCCGCGCACCGCTACCTGGTGGATGCGACCGCGAGCGGCGGCACGGTGATCGTCAAGGCGCCGATCATTCACCTCAACCCCACCAGCTGATGCCGCAGGTTGCTCGAGTCGGAGATGCCGGGAGCCACGGTGGCGCGATCGTCACCGGCAGCGAGGACGTGCTCACGAACAACCTCGGCACCGCCAGGGTGGGAGACACCTACGCCTGCCCGATCCACGGCTCGAACGCGATCGTGACCGGCAGCCCGGACACCTTCGCCAACGACCAGCCGGTGGCGCGCGTCGGCGATCAGACTGCCTGTGGCGCTGTGATCATCAGCGGCAGCCCCGACACCTTCGCCAACTGAGGAGGCCCCATGGCTGGAATGAGCCGCACCACCGGCGAAGCACTCGGAGGCTTCGACCATCTCCGCCAGTCGATCCAGGACATCCTCACCACCCCGATCGGCACGCGGGTGCATCGCCGCGACTACGGCAGCCGGCTGCCGCGGCTGGTGGATCGGCCGATCAACAACAGCCTGATCGCCGAGCTGGTGGCTGCCACAGCTGAGGCATTGGAGCGCTGGGAGCCTCGTTTGAGGCTGGAGCAGGTGAAGATCGACAGCGTGTCAGCCGACGGCCAGATCAGTCTTAGCCTGGTCGGGTACTACCTGCTCAACGGGCAGCAGATCGAGATCGAGGGGCTGGTGGTCTGATGACGACGATTGACTTCAGCTCGATCCCAGCGCCCGAGATCATCGAGGAGCTCGACTACGAGACGATCCTGGCGACGATGATCGCCGACCTGCAGGCGCGGGACCCGTCCTACACCGAGATCCTGGAGTCAGATCCGGGCGTGAAGATCCTGGAGGTGGCGGCGGCCCGCGAGCTGGTCCTGCGACAGCGGATCAACGACGCCCTCAAGGCCACCCTGCTGCGCTATGCGGGCGGCGGCGACCTGGAAAACCTGGCGGCGTTCTATGGCGTCACCCGGCTGGTGGACGAAAACGACGAGGCCCTACGCGCGCGCGTGATCGAGCGGATCATGGGAAGCAGCACGGCCGGCGGCGCGGCCTGGTATCGGTTCCAGGCGCTGACCGCCAGCGAGCTGGTGAAGGATGCAGCGGTAAGCTCCCCCGCCCCGGGTGAGGTGCTGGTGAGCATCCTCTCCACTGAGGGCAATGGCACAGCCAGCAGCGAGCTGATCGAGGCGGTCGATGACGTGCTGCAGAGCGACACCGTGCGGGTGATCACCGACGTGGTGACCGTGGCCGGCGCAACCATCAGCACGGTGCCTGTGACCGCCCAGGTCTACCTCTACCCGGAGACGCCGATCGAGGTGTTCAGCGGCCTCCAGGCCCGGCTGCAGTCGGCCTTCGCCGCAGCCGCCGGCCTCGGCTGGGACGTGACCCGCTCCTGGCTGATCGCGCAGCTGCACCCGGCCGGCGTGCAGCGTGTCGTCTTGACGGCGCCTGCAGCTGATGTAGTCTGCGGCCCCAGTCAGGCTCCAGCCCTGGGCGCCATCACGCTGACGATGGCAGGGCGTGACCGATGACGAGCAGCCGCTACGACCTGCTGCCGCCCAACGCCACACAGCTGGAGCAGGATCTCTCTCGCGCCAGCTCATTCCTCGAACGGTTGGCGTTCACCACGGTCAACCAGGTCTTCGACCCTGATGCGTTCGAGGATGAAGTCTTTGCGGCTGATCAAGTCGCGCCAAGCATCCGCACCGCCAAGCGGTTCAACATCCCCGACTCGGTGGTGCCGTGGCTGATCTACGAATACGGGCTCGGCGAGATCCTCCCCTACCTGGGCAACAACCAGCGCAGGGCGATCGCCGAGGGTGTGCTGTGGCAGCGGATCCGCGGCACCCCTGAAGCAGTCCGCATCGCCCTCGGCTGGATCAACGTCTCTGGCGTGATCGAGGAGTCTGAAGGCGGCACGGCCCGCTGGGCTGAATACCAACTGGGTCTGAGCGCCGCCACCAGCGGCGACCAGATCATCGACGACATCGTGGGCGTCACGCGCATCAGCTCGCCGGTGCGCTCGCGCCTGCAGCGGATCTACGCGGTCTACGACTTCCGCCGGTTCGTGCTGGATGACAGCCTGCTGAGCGACGGCGGGATGCTGAGCGATCACAGCGGCGTGCGGCCGCGGCCGGACTGGCCGCAGATCAGCTACGGGCAGATCGTCTCCAGCCTGGTGGAGGAGAACGCGACGGTCGCCAGCACGCACACCGACGTGATCAGCGTGCTGGTGCGCAACTTCGACCGGTTCCTCCTCGACCACAGCCTGATGGACGAGGAGTGGCACACACTCAACCGGCCCGGGATGCTCACCGAGCTTGAAGGAGTGAGCGGCAAGTATGAGGGGCAGACCTGGGCGGCGATCAAGTGGCAGTCGCAGACCTGGGGCAACGTGAACGCGGTGGCATCAAGCACCGTGACAACCCAGACGGCGTAGCATGAGGAGCGACTAAGGGGCGAGCATGGCGGCAGTCCTTACCACAAGCGGGCGCATTGCCATCGCCACGGCGATCAAGGCGCGCACCGCTCACCTCGCATGGGGATCGGGCGATGCAGCCTGGGGCAACACGCCTCCGGAGCCGCCCGCCAATGCAACAGCCCTGCTGGCCGAAGTCGGCCGGCGCAAGGCCACCCAGGTGGACTACTGCGCGCCTGATTCAGGTGGCGCCATCAGCGTGCCGGAGGGCAAGTTCAGCGTCTCGGCGACGCCGACCAACAACCTCTACTTCAGGTTCCACTTCGAGTTCGAGGAAGCGGTTGGTTCGACGATCCGCGAGCAGGCGATCTTCCTCGACACGGTGGCGGCCGATGGTGTCCCGGCCGGGCAGTTCTACCTGACCCCGGCCCAGGTGGCGCAACCTGGCACGCTGCTGGTGATCGAGCGGCGTGCGCCGATTGTCCGACAGATCACAACCCGCCAGCTATTCGAGTTCGTGGTGACCTTCTGATGACGCTGCAGGGCTACTACAACCGCTTCGATGCGGCGGATCGCTACGACGAGATCCTCTTCCGCGCAGGCAAGGGCCTGCAGTCGGCTGAGCTGAACGAGATCCAGAGCTCGGTGATTGACCGGCTCAAGCGCATCGCTGATGCGGTGTTCAAGGATGGGGCGGTGATCAGCGGCACGCCGCCGACGATCACGGGTTCGAGCGTCGCGTGCCCGCTCAGCCTGATCTACCTGCGCGGCGCTGTGCGTGAGGTGGCCGCCGGCACGCTGACGATCTCCACGACCGGCCTGGTGCGCATCGGCGTCTACCTGCTGGACGAGGAGATCACCGAGCTGCAGGATCCAGACCTGCGCGATCCAGCGAGCGGCACCCGCAACTACAACGAGCCCGGCGCCGGCCGCCTGCGAGTCACCGCCACCTGGGGCCGCGAGGGCGACGGCACCAGCGGGGTGTTCTACCCGGTCTACACGATCATCGACGGCGCGCTGCTCAACCAGGGCGGCAACACCGGCGACGCATTCAGCGAGGCCCTGGCCCGCTACGACCGCGAGAGCAACGGCAACTACATCGTCACCGGCCTCAGCGTCACAGCGCTAGGACTAGCGGCTGGCGTCAACACCTTCTCGGTGAAGGACGGCACCGGCAACATCTTCGGCTACAAGATCGACAAGCTGTCCTCGACCCGGCTCAACTATGCCGAGGACCCAGACCTGGAGCTGGTGGACGCCGAGCCCGACACGTTCACCGGCACGACCGGCGGCAGCGCGACCATCCAGCTGAACCGCTTCCCGGTCGAGTCGATCCTGGAGGTGGTGATCACGCAGGAGAAGACCGTCACGATCACCCGCGGCGGCTTCAGCGGCGGCCAGGACACGCTGCCCGATGTGTCGGTGCTGAGCATCCAGACCATCACGCAGGGCGGCACGACCTACGTTGCCAACACCGACTACTTCCTGAACGGCGACAAGGTGGACTGGAGCCCGGCCGGCGCTGAGCCGGCCCCGGGGTCCACCTACTCGATCACCTACCGCTACCTCGGCAACGTCACCCCCTCGGCCGTGAACCTGCAGGCCGGCACCTTCACGGTGAGCGGAGCGGTGAACGGCACGCTGGTGCTCACCGACTACCGGTGGAAGCTGCCGCGGTACGACCGGCTGTGCATCGACCGCGAGGGCAACTTCTCGCGGATCAAGGGCATCAGCTCGCGGTTCACTGCGCTGCCTCCAGCGGTGCCGAGCAACCTGCTGGTGCTGGCGACGATCGAGCAGCGCTGGGGCCTGACGCCAGTCGTGAGCAACGACGGCATCCGCGCGATCCCGTTCGACCAGCTGGAGCGGATGCGCTCGCTGATCGTGGACCTGTTCGACCTGGTGGCGGTGGAGCGGCTGCGCAACGACATCAGCAGCCGCGAGCCGAGCAGCAAGCGCGGCGTGTTCGTTGATCCGTTCATCGACGATGACCTGCGCGATCAGGGCGTGACGCAGACCGCTGCGATCGTCGACGGCGCGCTGGAGCTGCCGATCGCTCCCACCGTCTACCAGGCGCCGACGAACAACACCCAGGACTGGATGCTCCCCTACACCGAGGAGATCATCCTGGAGCAGACGCAGCAGACGGGCAGCAGCAAGATCAACCCCTACCAGGCGTTCGATCCGATCCCGGCCGCCGTGGTGCTGACGCCTGCGGTGGATCGCTTCACGATCATCAACACCATCTGGGCGTCGCCGGTCACCAGGCAGATCCGGACGTGGCTGGGCGCGACGGGCCGGCTGGCGATCGACAGCGTGACCACCACGACCCGCACCGAGCTGCTGAGGGAGAGCCAGCGGCCGGCCGAGTTCCTCCGCCAGATTCAGGTCAACTTCACCCTCGAAGGGTTTGATCCCGGTGAGACGCTCACCGAGGTCAAGTTCGACGGGATCAACGTCACCCCTCCCTGATAGCCATGCCACTCACAGCAAACGCAGCCGGTCAGATTTCGGGGTCGTTCACGATCCCGGCCAACGTCCCCACGGGCACGAAGCGCGTCACCTTCCTGGGCAACCAGGGCAGCTTTGGCGCCGCGCGGTTCATCGGTTCCGGCACGATCATCAGCCGCACGCAGCGGCAGCTGAACACGATCGAGACGCGGTTCTGGGATCCGCTGGCGCAGACCTTCCGCCTCGATCAATCGCGGCACGTGACGAGCGTGGAGTTCAAGTTCACCGCTCGGGGCAACACCTCCAACAAGGTCTACCTGGAGATCCGGGAGACGGAGCTGGGCCTGCCAAACGCCACGACGCTGGCCGAGGGCGTGCTGCAGGGCACCGCCATCACGGTGGGGCAGTGGAACAAGATCACGCTCACCCGGCCGGTGTTCCTGCAGGCCAACGTCGAGTACGCCATGGTGCTGCTCACCGACGACGCCAACCACGCGGTGGGCCTGGCGGAGCTGGGCAAGTTCGATGCGGCGGCCGAGCAGTTCGTCACCAGCCAGCCGTACACGATCGGCACGATGCTGAAGTCGAGCAACGCCTCGACCTGGACGCCGGTGCAGGAGAGCGACCTCACCTTCAGGATGTACGGGGCGCTGTTCACCAGCACCACCCGCACGGTGGACCTGGGCCAGCTGCGTGGCGCAACGGTGTCGAGCCTCACCCGCTCGGGCACCACCGCGACGGTGACCACCAGCACGCCGCACGGGTTCGTGACGGGGCAGAAGGTGGTGATCAGCGGCGCGACGCAGACCGCTTACAACAACGCCTTCACCGTCACCGTCACGGGCCCGACCACGTTCACCTTCACGGTGACCGGCAGCCCGACAACGCCCGCGACCGGCACGATCAGGATCAGCGCTGGCGATGTCACCGACTTGGTGGCGCTGGCCGGCGTCGAGCGGGTCAACTCCAACACCGATGTCGAGTTCATCTTCACCAGGCCGGACGGGTCGCAGATCCGCGGCGCGGACAACGCGCTGATCCAGCTGGCTGAGGATGTGAACGTGGCGCTCACTCTCTCGGCGGTGCTGCGCGGCACGAGCACTGAGAGCCCGTACCTGTTCGCCGGCACCCAGGCGGTGTTGGGCAACCTGGGCGAGACCGGCACCTACGTGAGCCGTGCGGTGCCGTGCGCCGCCGGTGCGAAGGTGAGCTGCACGTTCGAGGCGCTGCTGCCCGGGGCCTCCAGCGTGCTGGTTGAGTTCGAGACCAGCACCGGCACCTGGCAGACGGTGGCGCTCACCAGCAGCTCATCGGTGGGCGACGGGTTTGTGGAGCGGATCCACACGGTCGCCAGCTTCACGGCCGGCGGCACGACCACCCGCGTGCGCATCACGCTCACAGGCGCTGCAGCGGCCCGGCCGCAGCTCCGCCAGCTCCGTCTCGTTGTGATCTGATCCAATGCCCATCGACGACCGCACAACGAACCGCAGCTATCAGCTGCCGAACGCTGGCAACCTTCTGTTGGAGGATGTGGCGCGACTGCGCGCGGCGCTGCAGTCGATCGACGCGGACATCTTCGCCCGCTACACCAAGCTCGAAGTCGATCAGCTGATCAACAACCTGATCAACGGAGCGCCTGGCGCGCTGAACACGCTGAACGAGCTGGCGGACGCCCTGGGCGACGATCCCAACTTCGCCGCGACGGTGACCACCCAGCTCGCGCTGAAGGCCAACGCCAGCGCCGTCTACAGCAAGGCAGAGAGCGACGCACGGTACGTGCAGGGCTCAACCCAGACCGAGATGGTGTTCACCGCGACGGCCAACCAGTCGGTGTTCACGCTGAGCACGGCGGTGATCAACAAGCCGTCGGCGCTGGTGACGGTCGATGGCGTGGTGCAGCCGTCGGCGGAATACAGCCTGAACATGGCCGGCACCCAGCTGACGCTCAGCGAGGGCGTGCCTGCGGGGACGGTGGTGCGTGTGCTGGCGCTGGGCGTTGCGAGCCCAGGCGCGCCGGCTGACGACACGGTGACGACGCCGAAGCTCCGCAATGGAGCGGTCACCAACGAGAAGGTCGCAGAGGATGCTGCGATTGCAGGCACCAAGATCAACCCGGACTTCGGCAGCCAGAACGTCCGCACTGCCGGAGACATCCAGGGAGTCAGCATCAATGGAGGCCCCCTGGCGGGCTTCCGAAACCTGATCATCAACGGCAACCCGACGATCAACCAGCGCGGCTATGTGAGCGGGGACAACACGACCAGCGCGAACCAGTACACGCTGGACCGGTGGCGAGTTGTCACCAGCGGCCAGAACATCACCTTCACGGATTCTGCTGGCGTGCGAACGGTCACAGCACCGGCCGGCGGCGTCGAGCAAGTGATCGAGGGCGCGTCGATCATCGGCGGCACGTACACGCTCAGCTGGACTGGCACCGCCACGGCAACAGTGAACGGAAGCGCAGTCGCCAAGGGCGCGAACTTCACGCTCGCGGGTGGGAGCAATGCAACGGTGCGGCTGAGCAGCGGCACATTCACGCTGGTTCAACTCGAACCCGGGCCCGTCGCCACGCCGTTCGAGCTCAGGCCGATCGGCATCGAGCTGGCCTTGTGCCAACGCTACTTCTGCAAGTCATACGACATCGCTGATGCGCCGGGAACGGTTACAACTGCTGGGGCGATCTACACCGCTTCGGCCACGGTCGGACTATCGCCCATAGGTCAGTCGGTGACCTTCCCAGTGCATATGCGCGGCACGCCTGTGATCACGATCTACAACCCAGCGACTGGTAACAGCAACAGCTCCAGGAGGGGGAGCAGCAATGTGACGCCTACGGTCATCAACATCGGGCGATCAGGGATTGCGTTTGAATCACCTGGCACCAGCGCCTACTTCGCCAGCGCTCATTACACAGCATCCGCCGAACTCTGATGAACACCATGAAGCCTCTTCTGCTCGCTGCTGCACTGCTTGTCGCTTCGCCTGCAATGGCCAGCGAGCTGATCAACGTGACCGGCGACGGCGCCATCCAGGATGCGAAGCGGTGCTCGCCGACGATCGGCGCTGGCGCCAACTACGTGGAGAAGCGGCAGCGGTTGATCGGCAAGTGCGAGCGCGGCGGCTCACCCCCGGCGATCCTCACCGAGAACGGCAACCGCTACATCGAGTTCACGACATCCGGCGCGAGCGGCAGCGGCAACGATCGGGCAGAGCTGGCCTACGGGACCATGATGCGCTTCGGCCAGGCCTACACCATCAGCTACCGCTTCCGCATCCCCAAGGGCGCGCCAGTGCATCGAGCCGGGCAGATGTTCTACCCCGTGCAGATCTGGCAGTGCTCACCCCTGAGCCCGATCGCCGGGATGCGCCTGGTGCAGGGCACCAGCCACGACGTGGACTTCATGGTGCGATCGGAGAACAGCAGCACGCCGGTGATCGCCCGGCAGCGGCTCACCCCTGGCCAATGGCACCGGATCGAGCTCGCGCTTCGGCCCGCGCGTGACGCCAGCGGCTCGCTGGTGGTGCGCGTCGACGGCAAGCAGATCGGCGCCTACAAGGGGGCCTATGGCGCCGACCCACGCAAGTGCCAATCACCAGGCGGCAGCGAATCGTGGCGCGTGAAGTTCGGCATCTACAAGTCGAACAACCCCAAGATTCGCTATCGGGTCGGCTTCGATGATTTGAAGATGATCCGTAATTGATTAGCCTGAACACCTACCCCCTCTGACCCATGCCACTGCAAAGGATCCCCGGCGCCATGGTGTCGGACTCGACAATCACAGGAGCTGACGTTCAGAACAGCACTCTCACGGGCGCTGATGTGCAGGACGCATCTCTCGCTGGGGCTGATATTCAGGACTCCAGCCTCACTGGCGCAGACGTGCAAGACGGCAGCATCGCTGGCGCAGACGTGCAGGACGGCAGCCTCGGCCGCAACGACATGGGCGAGTCGCTCGTGCGTATCGGCACCCAGCAGGCCACCACCAGCGGCACCTTCAAGGAGTTCACCGGCATCCCTTCCTGGGTTCGCCGCATCACGGTCAATCTGTGGTTCGTCTCCACCAACGGCGCCGCCAACATCCTCGTGCAGCTCGGCACCGGTGGAGCGCCCACCACTTCGGGCTACACCGGCAACAGCGTCTTCTCCTGGGCCAGCGGTGTTGTGCCGGTGAGCTCGACCAACGGCATCCCGATCTTCAATAACGCCGCTTCCTACTCACACTTCGGCCAGCTGACCTTCACCAACGTCGGCGGCAATGCCTGGGTCGCATCGGGTCAGTTCGTCACCGGCGGCACCCAGGGCTCGATCGTCTCTGGTGGCTTCGTCGAACTCACCGGCGTTCTCAACTACCTCCGGATCGTTACTGCCAATGGCACTGATGTGTTCGATGCTGGTGCAGTCAACATCTCTTGGGAGTGATGGCAGTTCGTAGCAAGCAGGGCGCCGCCCGCATCGACCACCAACCCGGCCCGCCTAAAACAACCTCACAGGGCCAGGGCCAAAGATCCCGCCCACGCCGCCGCGGCCGGAAAAAGCTGCGCGGTCAGGGCCGCTAGACTCAACCTGACAGGAGGACTCTCCTACCCATGACAACGACCTTTCTCCACGGCGTAGAGGTCCTCCAGATCGACACTGGGGCCCGGCCAATCCAGACCGTTCGATCCTCGGTGATCGGCCTCATCGGCACTGCACCTGATGCAGACGCCGCCAAGTTCCCCCTCAACACCCCGGTGCTCGTCGCTCGTCGCAGCGAGATGGCTGGCCTCGGCGAAGCCGGCACCCTGCAGTCGGCGCTCGACCTGATCTACGACCAGGCCGGCGCTGTCGTCGTGGTGGTCCGCGTCCAAGAAGGCGCCGACGAGGCGGCCACGCTCAACAACGTGCGCGGCGGCATCAACAACGGCACCGGCGCCTATGAAGGCGTCCACGCATTCCTCGCTGCTGAGAACGAAGTCGGCTTCAGCCCCCGCATCCTGGTGGCGCCTGGCTTCACCCATCAGCGCACCAGCAACGGCATCCTCTCGATCGCCGTCCAGACCCAGGGCAGCGGCTACACCACCGCCCCGGCTGTGACCATCAGCGGCGGCGGCGGATCCGGCGCCACTGCAGTCGCGGTGCTCGGTACCGGCGCCAACGCTGGCAGGGTGGTGAGCTTCACCATCACCAACCCGGGCAAGGGCTACACCACCAACCCCACCGTCACGATCGCTGCGCCCCCGGCCGGCGGTGTGCAGGCGGTGGCCGGCGCCGTCACCCGTGGCACCGTCCGCTCGGAAGTGCTGGCCGAGATGCTCGGCATCGCCTCCCGCCTGCGCGCGGTGATCATTGCCGACGGTCCCAACACCACCGACGCTGCAGCCATCCAGATGGCTGATGACTTCGGCAGCGACCGCATCTACGTGGTCGATCCCTGGGTGCTCAGCGACGGGGCCAGCATCCCCGCTTCGTCTGCTGTCGCTGGCTTGATCAACAAGGTCGACAACGAGCGCGGCTTCTGGTGGAGCCCCTCGAACAACGAGATCGCTGGCATCGAGGGCACCGCCCGCGCCATCGACTTCACCCTCGGCGACACCACCTCCAGGGCCAACCTGCTCAACGAGGCGAAGATCGCCACGATCATCCGCGAGCAGGGCTTCCGCCTCTGGGGCAACCGCACCCTGGCGACCGATCCGAAGTACGCCTTCCTCTCCGTCCGCCGCACTGCGGACATGGTGAACGAGTCGATCCTGCGCGGCCACCTCTGGGCCGTCGATCGCTGCATTACCGCCACCTACCTGGAGGAGGTGCAGGAAAGCGTGCGCGAGTACCTGCGCTCGCTCACGGCCCGGGGCGCGATCCTCGGCGGTGATGTCTGGGCTGATCCCGACTTGAACACCCCGACCAGCATCGCCAACGGCCAGGTGTTCTTCGACTTCGAGTTCACGCCTCCCTTCCCCGCTGAGCGCGTGACCTTCAGGAGCCACCTGGTCAACAGCTACGTGGTGGACCTGTTCCGCTGACCGTCCACTCTCACACCGAGGATCTAAACCATGGCCCAAATCCCTCGCGTTCTTAAGAACTTCACCCTGCAGGTGGATGGTCGCGGCCTGGCCGGCGTCATCCAGACCCTCACCCTGCCGACCCTCACCGTCCAGATGGAGGAGTTTCGCGGCGGCGGCATGGACGCCCCCGTGGATCTCGACATGGGGATGGAGAAGCTCGAAGGCACCTTCGAGCTCGCCGAGTACAACCCCGACATCATCGCCCTGTTCGGCCTGGCGTCGCCCAACACCCAGCTCACCGCCCGGGGCGCCATGCGCCGCGACGGCGAGGCCGCTGTGCCCGTGGTGGTCAACATGACCGGCGCGATCAAGGAGCTCGACCCCGGCGACTGGACCGCTGGCGAGATGAGCACCGGCACCTTCGGCTACAGCCTGCGCTACTTCAAGATGACAGTCGGCGGCCGCGTGCTGGTCGAGATCGACAAGGTGAACATGATCCGCCGCATCAACGGCGTGGATCAACTCGAAACCATCCGCAACGCCATCGGAGTCTGATCTGAATGTCCGGTAAGAACCTCCATCCGAACACCGCCAAGATCGACCTCGACTTCCCGATCACCATCTCGGGCGTCGAGGTCTCTCACCTCGTCATGCGCCGGCCCAAGGTGCGCGACATGATGGCGGCCCAGAAGGCTGGCGGCAGCGAGGCTGAGATGGGCGTCGCACTGGTGGCGAACCTGTGCGAGATCACGCCCGACGATGTGCTCGAACTCGACAGCAGCGACTGGGACAAGTGTGAGGCGCAGGTCCAGGCTTTCAAGCAGGCCAAGTCCTGATCGGTGAGCTTCGGCGGGCGATCGTCGTCCTCTCGAAGCTCACCGGTTGGGGCTTGGCCGACATCCTCGACCTGGAGGCGGATGAGTTCTGGGAATGGCTGAAAGCCGCCCAGGGCATCGAGAATGAGATTGCCAAGCAGTTGAGGTCGAAATGATCGGCGGCGGCCCCCAGAAGATCACGGTCGAGATCGGCGGGAAGATTGCCGCCAGCCTGGGGACCGCGCTGCGCGGCGCGCAGATGCAGGTCTCGTCGTTCGGGCGGAACGTCAACCGCACGCTGAACGATGCGGCGAAAGCCGGGAAGCGCGGCTTCAAGGACATCTTCAGCAGCGACCTCTGGCAGGGCGCTGCCGCGGGCGCCACCGCGATCGGCGTGGGCATGGCCGCCAGCGTGCGCGTAGCCGCCAACTTCGAGGCCGTGCTGAGCGACATCGGCAAGACCGCGAACGCCAGCCAGAGCGATCTGAAGCTGCTCAGCGGCGAGATCCTCAAGCTCTCCGGCCGCAACGTCACCAACCTGGGCCCGGCGAAGCTGGCGCAGGGCGTGCAGGATCTGGTGGCCCAGGGCCTGGAGCTGAAGGATGCCGTCGCGTCGATGGAGGCGCTCGGCCGCGTGGCGACCGCCACCAACTCCGACCTCCTCGATGTCACCAAGACCGGCTTCCAGCTGCAGAACGCGCTGAAGATCCGGCCCACTGAGCTCAAGGCCACCTTCGATGCGCTGGCGTTCGCCGGCAAGCAGGGCGCCTTCGAGCTGAAGGACATGGCCCAGTTCATGCCCACCATCGCATCTGCCGCTGGCGACCTCGGGATCACCGGCAAGAAGGGCGCGATTGAGCTGGCCGCCATGATGCAGATGGTGCGCAAGAACGCGCCTGATTCCGCCCAGGCCGCCACCCGGCTGACCGACGCGATGATGAAAATGACCGCGCCAGACGCGGTGAAGAACTTCAAGAAGTTCGGCGTCGACATCAAGCAGGTGATGACCGACGCGCGGAACAAGGGCATCAACCCGATGGAGGCGGCAGTCGCTGAGCTGCAGCGGATCACCGGCGGCGACGTTTTCAAGCTCAGCCAAATCTTCGGCGACAAGGAAGCCAAGCTGGCCCTGATGTCGCTGATGAAATACCGGAAGGAGTACGCCAAGCTGCGCGACGAAGCCGGCGGGTCGGCCGCAGCCGGCACCGTTGACCGCGACTACCAGCGCTCGCTGCAGACCTTCACCGGCACGCTCACCAGCTTCCAGAACTCGGCACAGCGGCTGGGCATCAGCGTGGGCAACGCCCTGCTGCCGCCGCTCACCCGCCTGGCGGAGATCATCACGCCGCTGGTGGAAGGCATCGCCGGCTGGGCATCGGCCAACCCGGCACTGATGACCGGCATCGTGGCGATCACCGGTGCGCTGGCCGGCCTGGTGATCGCGCTGCCGATCATCGGCGGGGTGATCGGCGGCATCACCGCCATCGGCACAGCGATCGGCGCGGCCACCGCTGCGTTCCCCGCCCTGGCCGGCATCGGCACCGTGCTGATGGTGGCAGGCGGCCCGATCACCGCGATCGTCGCCGGCATCATCGGCGTCGGCGTCGCCCTCTACGCCCTGGTCAAGAATTGGGGCGCGGTCAGGCAGGCCGGCGCCAAAGCCTTCGCCGGCATTCAGTCGCTCTGGGGGCGCTTCGCCTCCTGGATCGGCGGCGTGTTCAACCAGGCCCTCGGCATCATCCGCCAATGGGGGCCCAAGGTGCTGGGCGTCATGTTCCCCATCCCCGCCATGATCATCCGCCTGTTCACCAGCAGCGGCATCGGGCAGAAGATCATGACCGCCATCATCAACGGCCTCAAGTCGAAGGTGGGCGAGCTCTTCGGCTGGATCAGCAGCACCTGGCAGCGCGTCACCAGCTTCTTCGGCGGCGCCAGCCCCGGTGCTCCCGCTGCACCCGCGGCGCCTGCATCTGGCGGCGGCTATCAAGGCGGCCAGCGCAGCGGCCTCGTCACGCCGCCCGGCCGGGCTATGGGCGGGCCCGTGCGCGCGGGCTTCCCCTACGTCGTCGGCGAGCGGCGCCGCGAGCTGTTCGTGCCCGGCATGGATGGCGGCATCGTGCCTCGCATCGCCAGGCCGGTGTCGGCCGCAGCGCTCGCCGCCCTGCTCGCTGCACCGATCCCCGCCGCTGCCGCCCCGGCTGCAGCGCCTGTGACCATTCACGCCCCCGTTACGATCAACGCAGCGGGAGGCGACGCCATGGAGATCCGCCGCCAGGTCGAGCTCGCCTTCATCGACATCCAGCGCGAGCTCGAGTCGTCTCACCGGATGCTGCTCAATGACTAGGCCGCTCTTCCAGCTCGGCAGCTTCCAGTTCGATCTGCCCAACGGCGCACCCCAGACCCTCGACTGGAACGCCGACTACAGGTGGGAGGAACAGGGCCGGCTGCTGCGCGACCCCGCCCAGCAGTTCATCGGCCCCGGCAGCCAGACCATCACCCTGGACGGCGTGCTCTACCCCGGCTTCAGCGGTCGGCAGAGCACCATGGAGCAACTGCGGGGCATCGCCCGCGCAGGCGAGCCGCTCATGTTCACCGATGGCCTCGGCCGCGTGTTCGGCAAGTGGGCCATCAAGCAGCTCCGCGAGGGCAAGAGCACATTCGCCCCCGGCGGCGGCGCACGCCAGATCGACTTCAGCATCCAGCTGGTCTTCTATGGCGAGGACAACCCGGGCCAGGCCGCCAGCCCGCTCAGCGTGCAGCCATCCAGCGCGCTTGCCGGCCTCACTTCCGCCGTCTCGCAAGCTGCGAACTTCACCGGCGCCGGCTCGGCGTTCGCCGCCCTCGACTGGAGCCAGACGCTGCAGTTTCAGGGCCTGACCCAGCAGGCGACGGCATCGGGCTTCAACCTGGGCCAGCTCGCCGGGATCGCCAGCACTGGCGCGAGCATCGCCAGCCAGATCAGCAGCGGCGACTACGTGAACACCGCCCTCGGGACCTTCGGGATGCTCGGCGTTCCGGTCGCGCAGCAGAACGGCTGGGCGCAGATCGGCATCAACGGCGCCAACCTGGCGCAGGCCTACCTCACCGGCAAGGGCCCCACCGCCATGGCGCTGGCGCTCGACGCTGCTGCAGTGGTCGGCGCACCGGCGATGCAGCAGCTCGGCCTCGTCGCGCCTGAAAACCTCCAAGCAGTGAGCTCCCTGCTGCGCAGCGCCGCCACCGTCTCGGAGCTGCTGCGCGTCGACCCCAAGACTACCGACGCGCTGCGGCCCCTCATCACCATCACCGGAGGCTGAGATGGCACAGCTCTACGTCACCCAGCAGTTCGATGAGCTCGACGCCATCTGCTGGCGCTACTACGGCCGCACGCAGGGCACCGTCGAGGCGGTGATGAACGTCAACCCCAACCTGGCCGAGCTGATGCCCATCCTTCCCCAGGGCATCACGATCAGCCTGCCGGATCTGCCGCAACCTGAAACCACCGAAACGCTGCGCATCTGGGATCCATGAGCACCCCCGCCTTTCGCATCGTCGCCGACGGCACGGATGTCACGCAGGCGATCGCGGATCGGCTGCTTAGCATCCGCATCAGCGAGCAGGCGGGCCAGCTCAGCGACAGCCTGGAGATCGCGCTCGACGATCGCGCCAGCCTCATGCCCGTGCCCCGCTCCGGCGCATGGCTGCGGGTGTGGATGGGCTACAGCACCAACGGCCAGCTGCCGGTCTTCATGGGCAGCTTCGCGGTCGATGAGATCGAGCTGGGCATGGGGCCCCGGTCGATGGTGATCAAGGCCACCGCTGCGCAGACCGCACCCACCCTGGTGAAGGAGCAGCGCACGCAGAGCTGGCACGACACCACGTTGGGTGCGATCGCCGAGGAGATCGCCAAGCGCAACGGCCTCAAGCTGATCATCAAGGGCAGCCTGCCCGAGGTGGCGATCAAGCACGAGGACCAGACGAACGAGAGCGACCAGAGCTTCCTCACCCGCCTGGCGGAGAAGTACAAGGCGACCATCAAGCCAGCTGACGGCAACCTGATCATCACGCCGCGCGGGCAGGGCGCCGGCAAGTTCACGGTCAAGGGCAATGAGGTGACCGAGTGGCGGGCGACGCTGAAGAACCGCGGCGCCTATGGCCAGGTGAAGGTGAAGTGGTTGGACCGCACCACCAACAAGGAGAAGACGCTCACCCAAGGTGAGCAGAGCTCGCTGCCGGTGTTCGAGGAGAAGCAGCTGTTCCGCGATGAGCAGGAGGCGACGAAGGCGGCCGAGAGCCGGCGCCAGTCACTGAAGGCGGGTGAGGTGCGCGTGAGCCTGAAGATGCCGGGCCGGCCGGATCTGAACGCCGACGGCGAGATCACCCTCACCGGCTTCCGCGAGTACGTGGACGGCACCTGGATCATCAAGCAGGTCACCCATGAGCTGGCCGGTGGCGGCTACAGCACCAGCGTGGAGTGCGGCACCAAGGGCGAGGAGGACACGAACTGGGCGGGCGGCGTGGGGGCGAACAACGGCAAGCCTGCGAGCGAGAAGGCGCGGCTGGTGGCCGGCGGTGCTGCGCAGGCGCGTGGAATGAACACGCGCGGCGGCCCGGACGGCGGCAACAATGCTTGCGTCTACGCGGTGAACAAGGTACTGAGGAGCTCTGGCATCACACCGCCCTGGGGCAACAGCAACTACGTGCCCGACGCGCGGCGAGCGCTGGCGAATGGCGGCGGCACGCTGCTCTCAGGACCTGAGCCTGGCGCCATCGCGATCATGCGCGACAACGGCAGCCCCCCTTACCCACACATCGGCATCGTGCAGAACGACGGCTCGATCATCAGCAACAGCTCCAGCCGGGGCACCTTCAGCTGGGTGGCATCACCCAGCAGCTACACCAACTACTACGGGCGCACTCCCGAATACTGGCGACTGAACTAAGCTGCTTGATGATGGAGCCGCTTCGTATGGCTGACGAGGTATCGCACGGCGACATCTACCGTGCGTTGGGGATCCTGGAAGGCAAGCTGGATGCCATGAACACGGCGCTGTCGCAGAAGCACAGCGACCTCGCGCAGGCCTTCACCAGGATCGGCGACCTGGAAAAGAGCGTCGCCAAATGGGCCGGCATCGCCCTCGCATGTTCCGTCGTGATTCCGTTGCTGGTGACAGCTGCTGCGCCGCGCCTACACTTTGGCGAGCCAGCGGCGGAGGCTCGGCAAAGTGGTCGATGATCTGATCCCTTACTTCCAGCACTGGAAGGATCTGCCCCACCAGCGAGCGGCGGTGCAGCAGCTCTGGCAAGCGGTGCCCGAGAGCCTCAAGAAAACCGACAGCAGCTGGGTGCAGACCTGGCGCGCAGCTGGCAAGCAGGAGCAGCCGCGCACCCTGAGCAACCCGCTGCAGGTCCGCTATTTCAGCCAGCGCGACTCAGCCACCGAGCACGCCATGCGGATGTGCTTCAGCAGCTCCTGCGCGATGCTGCTCGAAGCGCTCAAGCCCGGCACGCTCACCGGCCCGAACGGTGACGACACCTACCTGGGCCGCGTGCTGCGCTACGGGGACACCACCGAGGCCGCCAGCCAGATCAAGGCGCTGGCGCACTTCGGCGTGACCGCCCGCCTCGACAAAACCTGCACGCCCGAGGACGTGAAGGCGCAGATCGACAAGGGGATCCCCGTCCCCCTGGGCTGCATCCACAAGGGCGGCCTCGGCAGCCTCCACGGTGACGGGCACTGGATCATCGCCATCGGCTACGACGCCACGGCCTTCATCGTGCATGACCCATTCGGGGAGATGGACGTGGCGAAAGGCGGCTACATCAACAACTGGGGGGCTCGGCTGCGCTACTCGTTCAAGAACTTCTGCCGCCGCTGGGAGGTGGTGCCTGTTGGGTCCTCCTACCGCTACGCGCCCGGCAACGGCTGGTCCATAGTGGCTGAGCCCTGAAAAGGTCCACCCCATGCGCCTGGCTGATCTCGTGATGGTTTATCCCGACAGGCTGCCGCCGGCGCAATGCCAGGAGCTGATCGCCGGCTTCGAGGGCAGCCCTGGTGATCAGGTGATGCGCCAGGGGGAGGGCAACGCTCCGCGGTTCACCGAGCTCAACCTCACGCAGTGCTGGCCGGAAGGGCACGAGCTGGCGTTCGACGCCATCCTGCCGGTGTTCGAGGCCTACAGCCGCGACATGCAGATCAGCACCGCGCAGTGGCCGGAGGAGCTGGCGTTCGAGGAGCTGCGCATGAAGCGCTACTGCCCCGACAGCGACGAGGAGTTCCCAGAGCATGTGGACGTGGGCGACCACGCCAGCGCCAGGCGGTTCCTGGCCGCGCTGCTCTACCTCAACGACGTGGACGAGGGCGGCGCCACCGTCTTCCCCGGCTGGGGCCAGCAGATCCAGCCCCGCGCTGGGTCGGTGGTGGTGTTCCCGCCGCTGTGGCCGTGGCTGCACGCCGGCCGGCCGCCGATCTCGGGGCCGAAGTACATCCTCAGCACATACCTCCACTACACGTAGCCTGAAAGGAGATTTGCATGGAGCACGTGGACAAGCTCGCTGAATATGCCGCGCTGGCTGTTGCCATTCACGGCGTCGCTTTGGTGGTGGTCAACATGACGGCCACCCCGAAGGACAACGAAGCGCTCGACAACTACAGCCGCCTGGTGGTGAAGGTCTACCGAGCCATCGAGATCCTGGCTGGCATTGTCAGCCCGAGGGCAAAGCGCTGATGATCGACCGTGCTGCGATGACCCGCCAGCTGCGGCTGCATGAGGGCGAGCGGCTGAAGCCGTATCGCTGCACCGCCGGCAAGCTCACCATCGGCGTGGGCCGCAACCTCGAAGACCGTGGCATCACCCGGGAAGAGGCGGCCTACTTGCTCGCCAACGACATCACCACGGAGGAGCGCGAGCTGCTCCGTGCGCTGCCCTGGGTGGCGCAGCTCGATGAGGTGCGCCAGCGGGTGCTGCTCGACATGAGCTTCAACCTGGGGCTGGTGGGCCTGCTCGGCTTCAAGAACACCCTGGCGACCATCCGGGCCGGCGACTACAGCAAGGCCGCGGCGATGATGCTCGACTCGCGCTGGGCCAGCCAGGTGGGGCAGCGTGCTGAGCGGCTGAGCCGGATGATGGCGACAGGCAAGGACCCGCGCGAGCTCTGGCCGCGGCCCTAGGCCGCCAGCAGCCTCCTGACCGTGGTGCGTGAGCAGCCGAGCCGATCGGCGATCTTCTGCTGGGTGAGCCCGGCGGCGCGCCAGCGGCGTGCGCGTTGCTGGCGGCTCTCGGTGGCCCACACCAGGATCAACAGGGGGAGCAGGAGCAGGGCGACGGCCCAGGCGGTGAGGCAAGCGATGGACATGGGTGGAACCGGCCAGTGCCGGGCGATGGGGTGGGTCGGCGGCGCGCTCGGCCTGCCGATGGACCCAAGGTAGAGACGCGGCTGGTCGGGCGCCGCGTTGATGTCATAAACCGTTACACCCCCAGGTCATCGCTCACCCGCGCCACCGCCCGCCGCGCCGCGTCGTCCACCAGGTGGGCATACCTCGTGGTGGTCTGCGCGCTCCGGTGCCCCAGCAGCTGGCCCACCACGCCGAGGGTCTGCCCACCGCTCAGTGCGAACGACGCAAACGTGTGCCTCAAGTCGTGGATCCGCAGGTCGCTCACACCGGCCTCCTGCAGCAGCGCCAGCCAGAGCTTCCGGTAGCCCACCAGCGGCTTCTCCCCCGTCTCGCCGGGGATCACCCACCGATTTTCGGGGAGCTGCTCCCCGATTTTCGATCGGAGCTCCTCCAATATCGCCAGCGCTCGATCGCTCAGCTGCACCTCGCTGGCCCCGGTCTTCCCGCGCTCCGCCGGCACCCGCAGCACGCCCCGGGCCCAGTCGATCTCCGACCACTCAGCGCACATCACCTCCCGCAGCCTGGCCCCGGTCAGCAGCAGCAGCCGCACCAGCTGCGCGAACCGCCACCGCATCGCCAGCGGCCCCTGGGCCTCCCACTGCTGCAACGCAGCACGCAGCCTGGTGAGCTCCTCCGCGCTGGCGTACCGCCGCCGCTGCCGCTCCGGGTGCGCCTTCACACCCCGGGCCGGATTGCTCCCTGCCGGCCGCCAGCCCCAGTCCTCCGCCAGCCCCATCGCCACCCCGAGCACCTCCAGGGCCCGGTTGGCGGTCGCCGGCTGCGGATGCGTGGCGTGCCACTCGCGGATCCGCTCGCGCGTCAGGGCCGCCACCTTAAGCCGGCCGAACGCCGGCAGCAGGTGCCGCCGCCAGAGGATCTCGTCGTTGCGGCCCGATCGCTTCCGGCTGGCGTGGGCCTGCAGGTGCCGGGCGGCCAGGGTCTCGATCGTCGGGGCCTCCCGCCGCAGCCGGCGCTCCTCGGTCGGATCCTGCCCGGCCCGCACCTGGGCGAGGGCCTCGCGCGCCAGGCGCCGCGCATCGTCCGGGGTGAGCTCCACCGGCGTGCCCAGCTTCAGCTCCCGCTGCCGGCCATCGACGCGGTGGCGCAGGTAGTAGGTGCGGGCCCCCGAGGGCAGCACCAGCAGGCAAAGCCCAGGCACCAGGCTGTCGTTCAGGCGGTAGCGCTGGGCCCGGGGGGTCGCACCTTCAACGAGGGTCTTGGTCAGCTTCATGGGCTTGCTCCTCCCACGGCTCGCCAAGCGAGGGGTCCAGGAAGCTGTCCACCTCGTCGATGCAGGTCGGAATGTCCACGTTGAAGATGCGTGTGGTCGGCCCGATCGGCTTGGAGCGAAAGCCCGATGCCGAGTCGAGCTTCACGCGGAACCAGTGGCCGTGGCCCAGGGCCTGCCTGGCCTCGATCCTCCGCCCCCTGGCCCTGCGCGCGCGGCGCTTGCGGCCGATGGTGGGATCGGTGCGGGGGGAGCTGGCGGCGCGGCCGGCGGCCATCCGCCAGGCGTGGGCCGCGCTCAGTGCAGCACGGCCAGCGGCTGCGAACGCCTCGACCATGTTGCACTCGATCGCGCGCGCGGTGTGGCCGATGCGTTGCGCTGCGGCCTTGAACGCTTCGAGCTCGGCGGCCGATGGGGCAATGATCCGGGCGAGCTCAGCCATCGGCCCGCTCCTGGTCGGCGAGGGCATCCTCAAAGGTCATCCCTGGCGGCACGACGCGATACCCGATGCTGAAATTGTTGGGCATGGGCAGTGGATTGAGCATTGGCGCTAGCGCCGTTTCTATTCTCTTGATGCGATTCTCCATTGCCATCACGGCATCCTCCACGGCACTCAGTCGCTCTTCAAGCTCGACTACTGCGGCGTGAACTGGGATGCGGCGGCGGCCATTGCTGATGTGCGATCGAATGAAGGCCCAGTGGTCGGAAATACCCATGGCTGGTGATGCGGTGGGAGCCGTGGCCCCCGGTGTCGTCATCTTCGATCCCGCCGCCCCCGGCCCGCCGGTGTTCGTAACAATCCGTCGCATTCCCACACCGTTCCCACAATTCCCATGGATCGGCAGGGATACCACGGGAAGCGGCGTGATGCCATCCCCAGTGAAATCAAGGCTCAGTGATACGACGGGATCCCACGGTAGGGCAGAACCTAAGGCTCATAACCTGAAGGTCGCAGGTTCAAATCCTGCCCCCGCATCCAAGGAAAAGCCCCGTAGGCCAATGGCTTACGGGGCCAGCTCATCCCAGAGACAGCCTACCGCGCATCGGGCGTTCCCACACGGTTCCCACAAGCAGGCCAAGAAAAAAGCCCCCGGGCCACCACCCGGAGGCTGTCTCCTTGCCTTCCGCCTCCCTACTCTACGGCTGGCTGCGCCTTCCTGCCAGGGCAGAGCTGATCGGCGTAGAGGTGCGCCATCCAGAGATCCTCGCAGTAGCGGCACAGCCCGCCGCCTTCAGTGCAGGCCCGGTAGTAGGTCCGCCCCTGGGCGTCTTCGAGCTGCTCGATGCAGCGGCCGTCGCTGAGGTCGTGGCGGCTGAGGATCCTGGGCTGGCTCACTGGCGCGGCTCGATCTCTGCAGCCATTGTGCGCGCCACCTCCAGCGCTTCGCCATGGGTGCCCCTGGCCCACCCCCAGTGCACAATGCGGCCGTCGTGCACGAACGGCAGGAAGCGGGTTTCCTGTCCCCAGCCCTGAGTGTGAACGCCGAAGCAGGGCCAGGTCTGGCCGGCGTAGCGGGAGACTTCAGAGGCGATCATCCCTTGCTCTCCTGCACGGTGGCGTCGTTGTTGTAGCGGCCGGTCTCGGCGTAGCTGCGCACCGGCAGGGCGTCCATGTACTCGAACTTCATCTGGCCGATCTTCATCCCGTACCAGATCGGCACTCGGTGCAGCAGGCGGTTGTTGCGCAGCTCCATGGTGAGCTTTGAGCCATGCCAGCCCGGGTCGCAGAATCCGGCAAGCGCATGGTCGAGCGCCTCGCGGGCCCGGCTGGACTTCAGCTTGAACTGCGCGGCGATGTTGTTCGGCACATTGAAGGTCTCGAAGCTCTCGGCCAGCAGCCACTGCAGCGGCCACAGGTGGTGTGGACGGTCGGGCGTGGTGTGGCTGATGTCGATGGTGCGCAGCTTTCGGGTGAAGAGCTGCTCCACCTGGATCCGTGCGCCAAGGCGAATGTCGAGGCTGGCGGGGTTCACCAGATCGGGATTGAAGGGCACGACCATGCCGGCTTCACAGCGGGCACGGATTTGCCAGTCAGCGAGAACAGTCATGGGCGGAGTGCGGCGTAGGTTTCGGCCAGCCCGGTGTAGAGGCTGTGCATGGGGTGGGCCGGATCGCTCCGGCCGTCGGCTTCATACCAGGCCTCCAGCTGGGCCTGGCGCTCGTTCTGCTCCTGCGGGTCGCAACCGTGGGCCGGGTCAGTCATTGGAACGGGGAGTGGAATGGAGAAAAGAGGCAACAGCCAGGAACCAGCCCCAGCCACCAACGCCATGCATGGCCAGCACGGCGGCGCTGATCACACAGGCGATGGGTGCAAGATTGCAGATGAGCAAATACCAGGTCATGGTTCAGACGGGGGTGGGTTGGGCGTGCCCTGTTGCGGGCGGGGTTGGTAGCCAATCGGTACACCATTTGGGCCAATCAATCGGCCGCCTGGTGGCTGCGGCTTGGTGCCGGGCGGTGGCGGGTTGCTGCCGCGACGGCGGCGGCGCCAATCGTGGTCAGGCGGCAGGCCGTAGCTGCCCTCAGGCGGGCCCATGCGCCGGCGTGGCAAGAACAGCGCATCAAGCGTGCCACGCAGCCACATGCCGAACGTGACGCCCAGGGCCAGCCCCCAGGCGAAGATGGCAGGGTCGAGTCGAGGGTCACTCACGTTCGTAGATCGGCTTGCTGGACAGGTGGATCTGCGGCACCCGCCACTCGCCACCGCCGCCATCGACGACCAGGTAGTGGGGGAAGCCGCTGCGCGTGGGCTGAATGGTGCCGACCACTCGGCCGGTCTCATCCACCGGCCAGCCGCGCACGTAGACGGTCGCGCCTTCGTGGAAGCGCCAGGGTTGTTGCTTGAGCAGTTGCACGGCGATCATCGGATGGCCCTCACGTCGGTGTTCCAGCCCCAGCAGAGTCGCAGCAGCGCGCTGCGATCGAGGGCAGTGTTCAGGTCGGGCGCGAGCCAGGCCTGGTCGGGTGCGTCGCAGACGGCGAGCACCGGGGGGATGGGTCGGCCGTCGCCCTCGGGGGCGCAGATCCACTGACGGCCGCGGCGGAGTGCGTAGCTCACAGCTGGCCGTCCTTCGCGAGTTGGATGCAGGCCCGCTGGATGCCGAGCTGGCAGTCGCGCCGGGTCATGTCGCTCATGGTGCTCGACAGCGCGAACCAGAACCCGGCACCGATCGTCAGCCACAGGCCGGCGTAAGCAAAAAGCGTTCGCATGGTAGGAGTGATGGGGTGAGGTGGGAAGGGCCGCTGGGGCGGCCCGGGAGCGGATCAGGCCAGGGGCCGGCTGTCCCTGTTGGGCACTGGGCGCCACTCGTTGGAGCGCTCCACGCGGTCCCATTTGCGGTGTGTCCAGAAGCTCCCTACTCGCACTTGCACGTCCCCGTCACGATCGGCGTCGGCAAAGGTGGGCAGCACATCGCAGCCTGAGATTGGGTCTCCCTTGCAGCCGGGCAGGCGGCGGGCGGACTCAGCCGCCGTGATGGGGCGGGTGTCTTTCTCGGGTGCTGGGCGCCAGGTGTCGGATCGGGTGACGCTGCCGACAGTTCGCCATTGGATCCGTGGCAGCTCGCCATCGAGGCGAGCAAGGACCTGCACCTCGCCGTCACTGTCGGCGTGGCACCGAGAGGGCAGCGCGGCGGCTCCTTTGATCCACTGGCCGTTGATGCCAGGGAGCTTTCGCACAGTAGGTTGCCAGTAAACGGTCTTGCGCCACGCGATGCCGGGACCGACGTGGCTCCAGTGAACCATCACGGCTTTATTGCGATCGCCAGGCCCGCGCTCCATGCACACATCGCCGTCGCGGTCGCCGTCTTCGGCAGTTGGGCGGCGGTCAGTAAACCAGGTGAGATCTGTCATCGAGATGCTTGCGGGTGGTGGGCGTCTCCGCCCGTGAGCCAATCATCCCCACCCACACACCCGCCGGCAGGCTTCTGTAACAATCGTTCACACACTCATGCGGTAGGCTTCCGCCGGGCGTCGCCCCCGCTGGGTCATCCCCGGAAGATGGCACAGAGCACCAGCGGGGGCGCATTGCCTACCATCGCCTTAGCCGCTGGCTGCGCATGCAGGCCCGGATTGATGGCACAGAGCTCGTCACCCGTCAGTCCTTCCGCCAGCGCATCTTCGAGGCCTGGCAGCATCGCTGCGCCTACTGCGGCGACCACGCTCAGAGCCTGGATCATGTGCTGCCCAAGGCGCGCGGCGGCCTCACCGTGCCGCGCAACTTGGCCCCCGCCTGCCTCCCTTGCAATTCATCTAAGTCGGCCGACGACTGGATCAGCTGGTTTCGTCGTCAGGCGTTCTGGACGGCTGAGCAGGAACAGCAGATCACTGCCTGGATTGGAAGTCATCCAGATACTGGGCAGCTTGGCGAAGTCGCTCAGCCGAGTCTCCAAGAAAGCCCATCCCCGAGTTGCACGGCTGACACAGCAAGCCTCGAACCGCGCCGGTCTGATGGCAATGATCAATCGCCGCAAACTTCCTTCGGCGAGCGCTTTCGCTTGAAAGCTCAAGATCAGCCTGACAAATGGCGCAAAGGCCTTTTTGCCGCCTGACCATTTCAAAAAACAGTTCAGGCTCAATTTTGTAACGGTATTTAATCCATGAACGGGCGGCACATTCCTTACACCTGCCTCCGCCGTTCAAGCGATGTTGTGAATACTTTGGAAACTCGCTGATCGGCCTCAGGTTTTTGCACATCGTGCACTTTCTGAGACCTGTTTCTTCCTCTTGGCGCAAGCGACGTCGGCCAAGCTCTTTGGACAGCTGCCCTTTGCCTGGAATGAACCAGTCGGGTGGTGGCTCGATGCCGAGCGCTTGCGCGGCGGTCAAGCCTTTGGCCATGCGCCGCCCAAAAAGCTGGGGGCTGATCCCATGAGCTTTGGCGGCTTCGCCCATGCTTGCGTAGCGGAAAGGCCCTGCGACGATCTCACGCGGTGGAAACTTCCTGCCTTCGCCTGGCACGGCACTGTTGCAACTAAAGCAAGTTTACAGGGTCAAGCCAGGCTGATCGACTGGCTCAGGTGGTAGAGGTCACAGTCGCTGGCAAACAGCAGGCCCTCGATTAGCGGATCAGGAAAGCCCCAGCGACAGCGGGCGCCCGTCCAGGCGTGGCACTTGTCGCAGCTGGGCCCGTCGATCGGTTGCGGTTTGGGCTCGGCCGCCTGGCGGCGCTTTCGGCTCCGCTTGACCCGCGGCATCGCCGGCTCGCCGATCACTTCCTCGACGGTGCTCCAGCGGTGGCCGCAGTCGTTGCACTGGCGCCGCCGCCGCCGGCTGCCGCTCATCTGCAGGCGTGATTCAACGACGGCGCTCAGATCGGAGCCGCACTTCGGACAGGTGCTCATGGTGATGGGGTGAAGAGGGCCGGGCCTCCGATGCCTCCAGCAGCGGCAGTCATCCCACCCCTGGCATGACTGCGGAAGCGCTCGCCCTTACGGGTGGAGCCGACCCGGTTGGTGGTCAGGTTACTGGCGGTGTTGCGCCGGCGGATGGTGTGCGGTGGTGCTCTGCTCAACCAGCCCAACCACCGCCCAAAAGGCGAGCAGCAGGGCCGCGATCTTGGCCAGGCTCATCAGAGCTTCTCCGGCAACGTCAACCCCTTGATCTTGCCGACCCGGCGGTTCAATGCCGCCCAGTCGTCACGATTCTTAAAGCGGAAGTGGCCGGTGCCCTTCTTGAACACCTTGAACTCGAAGAAGCCCCAGTCGTACCAGACGCCGGCCTCGATCCGGTCATACCCGCACACGGGATTCTCCACCGCCGCATAAGCCTGGCCGGTGATGTAGCAGAGCGCCTTGATCAGATCGCGGATCCTAGGGAAGTTGCCGGACCACTGTTTCAGGCTCACCGTGCCACCGCTCCAATCTTTCTCCGCCAGATACGGCACGATGAACTTCTTGTTGAAAAGGTAGCAATCGTTGGTCTTCCAACCCTCCACGTGCCACCGGTTCTCCGCCGTGTGCCGCGTCAGCTCATCGAACGCTGCCTCCACCGCCCGGTCGATCCGCTGCTCAGCCGTGCCGGCGATGACCTGCAGCATCCTGAACAGGTTGCGCTCGGTAAACGGCACCTTCGTCTGCTGCTCGACGAACTGGTTGATGTCGCCCTGCAGCTGACTGGTGGCCATCTCGCGCGGCAGCATCTCGTCGATCACCGACTCCCAAAACGCCTTCTGCAGCTCCTTCCTGAACCGGTTGCGGCTCGCAGGGCAGCCTTCCATCGCGATCTGGATGCCCAGCTCGCCCTTGTAGATGCTGCCCACCTGGGCCTGCAGCCGCACGCCGGCCGCCAGCTGCTCGTCGTAGATCTTGCAGGCCTCCACGTAGCGGTTCACCAGGTCGCGGCTGCGGCGGTAGGGGATCAGCCCCTCGCCCTGGGCCTCGATGTCGTCCGGGCCGAGGAAGAACCCGTCGAACTCATCGGCGCCGGGGCGCTTGCCTGGCTTGGTGAGCCGCACCAGGCCGATCTCACACCGCGTGGTGCGCTCGGCATCCTCGAACACCGGGCCCAGGTTCTGGCTGCTGCCGTAGGAGCCGATCAGCGTGCAGAGCTCCCGGCTGGCTCTGTTGCTCCAGCGGTCGGTTTCGATGGTGTTTGCGTTGCAGAGCGCCACGATCTCGCAGCCGGCCGGGGCGATGGCCCAGGCGTGCAGAATGTGGTGCTCATCCGCCGAGAAGGGCGGGTTCATCACCACCAAATCGGCGTGGCTGATCTGGTCGGCGGTGACCTTGAGCCAGTCGCTGCCGATCAGGCGGCTGTCGGTGATGCCGGCCAGGATCGCCCGGAGCTTCGGCTCGGGCTCCACCGCCAGCACTTCAGCAGCGCCGCGCTCTAGGCAGGCCTTGATCAGGTTGCCGCTGCCGGCGCTGGGCTCCACCACGACCCGGCCGCGCAGGTCGAGCGGGTCGAGCATCATGGCCGCCACCAGCTCGGGGGTGGGGTAAAAGTCGGGGTTGAACATGGCTCAGGGCATCACCACGACGGTCGAGGCAGCGGCCAGGGGCGAGCGGTAGTCGCTGGCGTGGCGACGGGCCCACTTCTTCGCCTCTGTCAGCGTCATGCCGCCGGGGCTGAACACCGTGTGGTCGAGGTAGTCGTGGCTGTTGTGCTTCGACCAGGGGCAGAAAGCCCAGCTGCCGCGGCCGCGAGGAGAGCGGCCGTGCTCGCGTTCGTAGACGAGGGTGGAGAAGGTCATTGCTGGTGCGGGGTGGGTGGCCGTCTCCGGCCGTGAGTGAATCATCCCTCGCCCACCCAACGCCCGCCTAGCGTCCTTCACAAACCGTAACAATCAAGCGGGGTGCTCACCAGCTCCCACCGCTCACGCATCCGCATCTGGCCGCCTTGCAGGAAGTTGCGCATCGTCTCCCGTGGGATCCCATGCCGCTTCGCCCACTCCCACCGATCAGCCACCGTGATCCGCTGCTCCTGCCGGCGCAGCACATCGCGCACCACCCAGGCCGGCTCATCCTCCGGCCGCGGCGCGTCGCTTTCATGCTGAGCCACCCACCAGAACCAGGTGCCGCCATTGGCCAGCGACAACCTGCGCAGCAGGCCCAGATCCTCGAGCTTGCGCACCGATCGGTTCAGTGTCGCCCGGTCGGTGCCCAGCTGCTCGGCGAGCGCGAACAGATCAGGCCACCAGCCGGGCGTCACCTGCTCCAGCTGAACCAGCACCAGGACCATTTCAGAGCGAAGGCGCCGCCGAAGCGACGCCAGGAACGCAGGGTCGATCACCTCAGAACGGGATGTCGTCTTCTTGAACCGGGGCTGGTGCCGGCGGCGCAGCAGCAGGGGCAGCCGCAGGAGCCGCCGCTGCAGGCGCAGGCGAAGCAGCCAGGGGCTCCACCAGACGCCACACGTCCGCCGTCACGATCAGATCCAGCCGCTGCTCACCCTGCTGGGTGGTCCACCGGTTCGACTTCACCCGGCCCACAACGTCCAGCCGCTGGCCCTTCCGGCATTGATCCGCGAACGCCTGGGCCTGCTCGCCCCAGACCTCCACCGTGAACCAGTCCGGATCCTGCCCGTCGCCCTGCTTCTGCCCAGGCTTGTTGATGGCGATCCTTCCGGTCGCTACCGCCTTTCCGCTGTCCAGATACTTGATCGTCGGATCGCTCCCCAGCCGGCCGATGAACCGGTGGCAGCTGGCGCGGAGCAGCGTTGCAATGACTTCGTTCATGTTGATGGTTGTTCAGATAATTGGTCTTTGTCGCTTAGCCATTTCTGGCTGAGCTTTTCATGCGCGTAGATGCCCTCGACGGGATAAAGAACCCGAGCGCCAACGCGGATGAATGGCGGGCCCTTGCCCGCATAGCGCCAGTTCGCAAGCGTCTGGTCGCTCAGCCGCCACCTGTCGGCAAGCTCCTTCGATGTCAGGTACGCACGCTCACCCATTCATGGCTCTCCTTAGAACGGATCATCAGCTTCGACGATCTCGGCTTCAACTGATTCCTGCTGCGCTTCAGCGGGCTTTGCAGTCTCTTCCTCGCCAGAATCCGACTGCGACACTGCATCGGTTTGGCCTGCTGCAGCGATCTGGCGGTTCAGGTCTGCAACCGACACCTGCGCCTCGATCTGTTGAGGCGCTTCCTCTGCAACTGTTACGGCCGTGATCGGCTCGTAGTTCATGTTGTCGCTCTGCAGCACCTGGTCGATGTCGTTGGAGCTTGGCAGCCGCTTCGACAGCCGGCGGATGACGGTCTTCTTCGCCATCTCGCCCCACTCTGATTGCCAGCAGGCCTTGCCCACGCCCGTCGACTTCGCCGCGATCTTCTGGATCTGCGCCACGCTCATCACTTCCCGCTGGATGTCGCCATCCTTGAACCGGGCAATGGCATAGGCCGCCAATGGCTTTCCGCCCTGGCCAGACAGATTCGGCCGGTGCAGGATCCGCTCTTCGTCGCCGAGCTCATACTCGAACACGTCGCCCTCGTAGACCACATGGGCGCGAATGCTGCTGATCTCGCCGCTCTGGCGGATCTTCTTCATGATGCCGCCGACCATCGGCATGTAGGTGACCGTCTTTCCGCCACGCTGGCGGTCGTTGTAGACGCTCAGGCCTGCCTCACGGCCGTCCAGCAGCAGGCCGTCCTGGGCAGCCTTCATGCAGGAGCTGAACAGGCTGCGCCGATCGGCCTCCAGCAGGTCCGGCTGCATCTGCACCGCCGTCACGACGGTGCGCACAAACCGATCGACCGGGATCTGCTGAGGGAGCACGGCCTCGAACTCCCGCGTCATCCGCGAGAGATCCGATCGCAGGTCGGAGATTTTGGCCGGAAGTTGGGGTTGCGTCATTGCGAAGCGTTCTCAATAAGGTTTTTGGTGGTGGTGATCAGTCCCGGTTCCATGCCGGGAGGTCGATCGGTTCCTGGATCTGCTCGCCGTACCCGGGCCAGGTGTTTGTGCGCCAGCATTCCGCCAGCACTTCCATTGCCGATCGGATCCGCCGGCGGCCTGCTTCGAGCAGCGCATCACTGGCGGGGTAGACCGCGACCGCATACGGCCGGGCGTTCTCCACCACCAAGCTCAGGAACATCTCACCGCCCTGGGCGTCGAGATTCCAGGCGGCCTGCACGTGGTAGTCGTAGTTGCTGATGCTCCGTGAGAACTCAGGCCTGCTGGCATCAGCGGCAGTTTTAACGTCCAGCACGATGCGGCGATCGTCGCTGTGCCAGTCCGGCCTGGTCTTGCACTCCAGCCCCGTGGCCGGATCGGTCCAGGTGTAGCTCGCTTCCCGCCGGCCTGGGAGCTCCAGCAGGAAGCGAGCCGCCGGGTGCTTGCGCACGGCATCAGCCATCCGCCGCACCTCGTCTGCGTCTTCGGGGGAGAGCACGATCTTACCGACGCTGTTCCGCTCGAACTCGGCCGCCAGCTCTTTGCCCACCTTTGTGCGGCGGTCGAAACTGTGCGGGGGCACCGCGATGGTGGCATCCCATAGCTCAGGCTCCAGGATGGCGGTGTGCAGCGCCGTGCCTTTCAGCATGGCGTCGGTGGGCGGCTTCTTCTCGCGGTCCTCCGCCAGGAACTTGTCGAAGTAGTGGAGCGGGCTACGGGCCAGCACTTTGATCTGGCTCGGGCTGACCGCCTTGAGGTGGTGGTAGTCCTCGTTGCTGAGGCCGGGGTGGTGAATGAGTTGGGGAGCCAACTGTGAATTGTGGGGGTCAGTGCCGACCATAAGGCCTTCCTTAGCCATACTTCCGCCTCCCGCTAAATACCGTCACATACTGTTACAAAGCATTGATTTAGCGGGATATTCTGCGATCCTCAGCTCACGGTCAACCCCTACCGTGGCAGGCATGTCAGTCATACTCCGACCCTTCCAGGCCAACGGCGTCGCCGAGATCCGCGGCGCCTTCCGCGCTGGCTATCGCTCCGTCCTGTTCGTCCTCCCCACCGGCGGCGGCAAGACCTACACCTTCGTCCACATCGCCGAACGGGCCGCAGCACGCGGCAACCGCATCGTCATCCTCGTGCACCGCTCTGAGCTGGTCGATCAGACCTCACGCTCGCTTGACGCCATCGGCTGCCCACACGGCGTCATCGCCTCCGGCTACCGCATGGACCTGCGCCACCCGGTTCAGGTCGCCAGCGTCCAGACCCTGGTGCAGCGCCTCCACCTCATCCCGCCTGACTGGTTTCAGCTCATCGTCGTTGATGAGGCGCACCACGCCGTTGCCGGCACCTGGGCCAAGATCCTCGCCGCCATGCTCCACTGCCGCGTGCTTGGCGTCACCGCCACCGCTGAACGGCTTGATGGCCGCGGCCTTCGCGAAATGTTCGAGGTGATGGTTCTCGGGCCCGACGCCGCCTGGCTCACCGAGGAAGGCTTCCTCGTTCGCTCGCGCATCTACTCACCGCCGGGCATCGACCTCTCTGCCATCAAGCGGCCCGACAGCCGCACCGGCAAGGCCAAAACAGCCGACATCCTTCGGCAGCGCCACATCATGGGCGACGCCATCACCCACTACGGCCGCACCATCGCGCCACACCACAACGGCACAGCCATCGCGTTCTGCCCCAACCTGGATGTGGCGAACAGCATGACCGAGGCCTTCCGTGATGCCGGGATCCCCGCCGCCACCATTGATGGCAAAGTCGATCGCGGCATCCGCCGTCGCATGATCAGCGACCTGGGAGACGGCACCCTCAAGGTGCTCGTCTCAGTCGATGTGGTCTCTGAAGGCACCGACATCCCATCGGTCACAGGCGCGATCCTCTATCGCAAAACCGACAGCCTCACGCTCTTCCTCCAGCAGTGCGGCCGCGTGCTCAGGCCCGTCTATGCCCCGGGCTACGACTTGGAAACCACCCAGGGTCGCCTCAATGCAATCGCCGCCGGCGGCAAGCCGTTCGCCGTCATCAACGATCACGTCGGCAACACCTACATCGGCGACATCCCTAAGCACGGCACGCCTACCGATCACCGCGAATGGTCGCTCGACGGCCGCAAGGCACGCGAGAAGGCTGAGTCGACGGCCCCGCCCATCCGAGTCTGCCCCGGCTGCCTCTCGCAGATCCACGCTGCCGCCAACCCATGCCCGCACTGCGGGCACGTCTTCGAGGCGCCACGACGTGAGCTCCAGGTGGTGGAAGGCGAGCTGAAAGAGCTCGATCCCAACCTCGCCCGCCGCACCATGCGCCGAGAGGTGGCACAGGCCCGCACAAGGGAGGAGCTCGAAGCGATCGCCCGCGACCGCGGCTACAAGGCAGGATGGGTCAACCACATGCTCAAAGCACGAGGGCAACGGCATGGGCAGGCGTCGTTCCGATGAAGGCAAGGTC